TGGCCGCGACGGCGGCCTTCTCGCACTTGGCGCAGATGCCCCCCCTGTGCTTCCGTGCGGCTTCCAGCGCGGCGCTCAGGTCGTCGGTGGCACCCTTCGTGCTCCAGAAGCTGGAGCTGGAGAGGGCTGAGCAGGCGCTGAGTGCGTAGCCGAACTCGCCGCCCTGCGCACCGGACTCCAGACCGTCGATGTGGGCCTTACCGGTCTTGTACTTGATCGAGTAGTTCGGCATTTCGGTTCTCCCTGGTGGTCGTCCCTGATGATAGGAAGAACTTTACCCCCCTTTGTGGGGGGTGTCAACACCCGTCCGCTCAGCGGCCCATGGAGCCACGCGAGCCGTTGCAGCGGTTGCAGACGGGGGTGCGGGCGATCATGACCGGCTGGCCATCGGCGTCCACGCGGGGCACGAAGCTCTCCGTTGCCGAGTTCCAGTCCCTGGCCTGGTAGGCGCTGCCAGCCTCGAACATCTTGCCCTTGGGGAGCTTCTCCGCGTCCGGAGTGCAGGCCAGGCGGTACGAGCCGTCCTGCATCTGGATCAGGTCGTGCGAGTTGGTGCGGGTCTCAATGAGGGCGAAGGTGTTCGACATCGGGTCTCCCTGTGCGGTCGTTCCGTCTTGCTGATGTAGAGAACATTACCCCCCAAGTTGGGGGGTTGTCAAGGAGGTCACTCGAACGGACCAGTCACCGCACGTTCCAGCAGGTCAGCGCGGGTAGTCGTTGAAGTTCTTGCCCGATCCCAGGCACTCGAACTCCTTGCCGCCGATCCTGACCTTGTGGTCCTCGATCACCAGCCGCTTCCCGACCTCGACCACGTTCACCGGACCTCTATCGCACACAGGGCAAACACGCTGATTGGGCTTGTACTGAGTCACTGCCTTACTGCTCCTTGGGTTGGGTCATGCGTTCCCCGGTCCAGTGCGCCCGCAGAACCGCGACGGCCAGCGAGGTGACCTCTCGGGTACCGGCGCGGCCATGAGGCTGCAGGCCACCCGGACAGACGGCCAGGAGCCCCATTGTCTCCAGCTCGGTCACGTACTGGCGGCCAAGGGGGTGGTTCTCCACGCGCTCCGAACGCGGCGAGCGCGGCATGTGCTTGGCCGCGATGCGCAGCGCCCGGAGCTGGCCGGTGGTCAGGTAGGGCAGATCACTCATGCTCGATTTCCTTCCACGGTCGTCCGTCCCAGCACAGCGACTGGCCCAGCTCATTGATCGCACACTCCGGAGCGCGGTGATGTTCCTCGCACGGGCGGCACCACGGCCAGCCGGGAAAGTGCCAGCAATCCGAGTCGCCGCAATGGCACCTCATGGCAGCCTGGCGGCGGCCGCGTTCATCCGGGCCGCGAACGCGCGCCAGCCCAGCCAGCACAGCGCGATCATGGCCACGCCCAGGGTGATGACGAAGATCAGCGGGATGACTGTGACGCGAACGGCCAGCGGCGCGCCCGGCAGGACAGCGGGCCACGGCGCGCGGCGCGGCGCTGGCTTCGGCGTCCACGCGCTCATGATCGTCTTGGTCCTTGGCGTGGTGAGCACGCGGGACTCCGGCACGCGCAGGAACTGCTGAGCCGCCGCCAGTTCGCGGTGCACCTGGTAGGCGAACTGGATCTGGTCAGCGGTGATCCCGGTTCGGTCCAGCGGCGGCGACGTGATCGGCGTCGGGTTGGCCGCGCGCCATTCGGCCATGCGGGCAGGGAACGCCTTCAGCTGCTCGATCTCCTCAGGGCTAGGCACGCCGTCCGTCCTCCCCGTAGACCTCCGTGCGCAGTCCGGCGGCGCGAGCCTGCCTGATGGCGTCGGCGGTACCCCGCGAGTTGCCCAGGTGGAACGCCAGGACCAGGTCCGGCATGTGGGCCACCATGATCCCGTTTCGAACGTGTCCGGCGCGACCACCCAGGTCTGACCATCGGGCCGGAAAAGCCTGCACCGGACCCAGCTTGAGGCCGTCCCAGATGGACGCGGCCAGCTGGTCGGCACCTTCACAGTCGCCGTGCATGAGCGTCAGGAACTCGCCGAAGTGCGGCATCACGTGCTCCACAAGCGCCTGAGTCATGATCTTGCGATGTCTGGCCACAACCATGCACCCGCCGGGAAGGCGATCTACCCAGTGCGCATTTGAATCGTGCGGGCACTGGCCCCACGTGCGCGATCCGGCCACCATGATCTTCATCGGCATTCCGTCCGCTCAGTGAGCACGTGCGCGGCCCACGCGTTGGTCGGGGCGTCTTCCCTCAGGCGATTGCAGTACGCCTCCTGGGCGGCCTCAGGGGTCGCGCGCTTGTCCTCGTGGATCACCTGGCCGTTCTCCATCGTCGTGTGCAGCATGTCCGGGTTGGTCCAGCCGATCAGCGCGATGGTCGCGAAGAGCGCGAGGACCGGCGCCCCGATCAGCTTGATAGCGCACATCTGCCAGTCAAACGGGCGAAGACGGCGCGGCACGTACCTCATAACCGACCGACCTTGAGCGGAACCCACGGGTGCCGGTTCGCGCCGTGGCGGGATGACCAGGTCCACACGTAGTCGCCGTTCCAGGGGCTGATCGGGCGGACGTGGACGTGCGAGCCGGGCGGGTAGTCGTCCTCGTTCAGGTAGACGGCGCACTCGACCAGGATGCGGTCGCCGGGATCAAGCTCGTCCGGGCGGCGCAGCACGTACTGGGTGTCCAGTTTGTCGGCCAGCTTGCGCAGCAGGCGGCCCAGGGTCCTCTTCATGATCATCGTCCCAGCTTCAGGAGCTTCCGGAGACCGGGCAGCTCATCGGGTGCCAGCACGCGGCCAGCTTGCGCGTTCGCGGTCCGGCGGGCCGCGCCCAGGTGGCCGCCTTGCTTGGCGGCGCAGCGCTCGCACTGCAAGCGCACGTTGGAAAGGTCGGATGGCGGGCCGTACTTGCCGCCGTCGCACCCGGCGATCGGGTGCCGGTCCACGGTGGCCGACTCGAAGTCGACGATCGTGGGGCACGTGGCGCAGAGGGCGAACTCGCCGTTGCCGTCGCGCTCCAGGAGCGCCAGCTTGCGCTTGCGCCGGTCGTAGACGTTGCCACGGTCGTTGCCGTTGGACGTGCCTCGCGGGGCATGCGATCCCAGCAAGACCACGGTGCGATGCAGCTTCTCGGCGTCGCGGGCACCCAGACTGACGATCAGCTTGCGGCTGCTCCAGACCTTCACCGTGGACACGCTCATGCGCGCGGTGAGCCGGACCTGAATGGTCTTGCCCTTGCTGGTCTGCGCGGTCCAGACGCGATCGAACATGGCGACCGGCGACACGACCCAGCCGTAGTGCCGGGCGGTGCGGTCCAGCACCTGGCGGGCGTCGTCCTTGGGCTTGGCCACTTCGGGTCTCCCTCTCGGTCGTTCCTGATGACTTGAACTATACCCCCCGTTGTCGGGGGAGTCAACACCGGGGGCGGGCTGGCCACCCCCGGTGCGCTGCCTACTTGGTGGTGCCCAGCACCTTCCAGGTCCGGCCGCCGTCCGTGCTGCCCTCCACGTCCACGTCGGTGGCGATCTGGTCCGCGATCTGACCGGCGGCCAGTGCCATGGCCTCCCGGTAGGTCTTCACCAGCTCGCTGGTCTTCGCGGTGGAGTGGGCCCGGTAGAGGTCGGTGCTTGGCATTTCGGTTCTCCCTGGTTGGTCGTTCCTGATGAAGAGAACTTTACCCCCCTTTGTGGGGGGTGTCAAGCGGGAGCGTGCAGCGTGTCTATCCGAGTCCAGATCACGCCCTTCTTCTGCTGAATGTCCACCTGAGACACGCCGTGCTCGCTGATGAAAATGCGGGCGTCGGCCTCAGCCCGTGCGAGCTGGTGCGTGGCTATCCCCACGCACGTCGTGCGACCCTCCATCGACCATGCGCGGTACAGCACTTCGTCATCCTCTCGACACTGCTGGGCGGCGTGCTTGCCGCGTCGGATCTTGGACACCGTACTGACGCTCACCCCGAACTGGCGGGACAGCGTGTGGTCCTGACCGCGTGCGTACGCGATCGCCTGCACCAACTCCAGCTCCAGCCCTGGCCGGTACACGTCCAGGGGCACGACTGGCAGCACGGGCAGGGGCGGCGCACCTGACTTGTCTCGCCCAGGCCGTGCGGGGCGACTGGTGTTGACCACAGACCGCCCCACGCGGCTCAGGCTTCGAGCTCTCTTCTGCGCCATCAGGTACGGATCGTGAAGTTGATCTCTGACATGGTCACCAGTCCCTGTTCAGCTTGGTCATGCCGGGGCCGGTGCCGGAGAAGGTGAGCGAGTAGGTGCCGGGCCCCTCGGTGCGGACGGCGGACACGGCGCGCACGCCGGGGTACTCGCGCTCGATGAAGTCCTGAGCGTCCTCAATCGATTCGCCCTCGTTGAGGCTGTATCGAATTGTCTTGCGAGCCATGATCAGGAGTCCTTTCCGGCTTGCTGGCGGTACTTGGCGTAGAGCTCATTGGCCCGCGCGATGGCACGCGGGTCGTCGTTGAACAGGTTGTTGCGGCTGGCCCACTTGTGGGCGGTGGTGCAGGCGCGGCACGTGCCGTTGAGCTTGTTCTCTTCGAAGATCTCGTGGCCCTTGCTGCATTCGCCGTGCGGCTTGCGCTGGGCGAATGCGCCGTAGCGTCCTCGTGGCATTGCGGGTCTCCTCTCGTTGTTCCGCTGAGGTGAACTTTACCCCCTGTTGTCGGGGGAGTCAAGGAGAGGTTCCCACGACATTGAATCGGCCGAGTCCAGCGCGCCCGAGGGAAGACCCAGAGCGTCTTCCACCTCTTCGCGGTAGTAGTACCAGGCCAGCTCAGCGTCGCCTTCATCGTCTATGCGCTGCTGCTCCGCATCCATGCGCAGCAGCACTTCGGCAACCTGTGCGACCCGCATTCCTTCCGCCATCGCCTGCACGGCGCGCGCACCTGCTTCGGCCGAACGCGCCGACGGGCGACGCATGCTCAGCCACGCGGCGAAGTTCATCAGTGCCAGCGGAATCATGAGCGGCTGAGCGAACCGGAAGCCGTCCAGCTGGCTGGCGAACCCGAACGCCAGGAAGGCGACCTGAGCGAGCGCGAGAAGCGCCCAGCCGACGCCTTGAGCCTTCCGGGCCCAGGCAACGCGACGGGCCAGCCACGGACCGACCAGGAGCGCGGACAGCGGGTTGCAGATCCCGATGATCCAGGCGAGCGCGTAGATCACAGGACCACCCGCCCCACGCTGAACTTCTGGATGGTGCGCCACTTGTCGCGGCCGGTGCGCTGCTTCACGTCGCACGCCCACCAGCCCAGGTGCTCATGGCCTTTGCGCGCCGCGTGCAGCATGGCCGCCTGCATGAGCGCCCGTTCCGGGGTTTCCCAGCCGGTCACGGTGTTCGTGGTGTGGGTGGTCACGGTCACGCAATATGGCGCGGTCCGCATATCGACACTCACTTAGGGTTCCCTTTCACTCGGGTGAAGTTGTGCCGGACCCAGCGCAACCGCTCGCGGTCGAAGACCTCGGTGGTCACGTCGATGGTCAGGCCTTTGTACGCGCCGCGCAGCGTGGGAATCCACCGGCGCAGGTACGCGTTCAGCTCGCCCTGCCCGTGGAAGGGGCCCTCCGTGAGGGCCCCTTCTGGGATGGCCGAGATGACGCGGTAAGTCTCGGCCGGACGGCCCACTAGCCGCCCACCTGGAATTCGTCGACGCCACCGACGGCCACCCAGTGGCCATTGTCGTTGCGCTCGATCCAGAGCGTGCACACCCTGGCCTCTTCGTTCTTCCACGCCTTGGCCAGCGTGGTCTTGATGCCGGACACGGCAGTGTTCGCGGAACGGAGGCTGGAGTACGGGCCATCCTCGCGGGTGCGCTTGCCGGGAATGTTGGTCAGGATGCGGAACTGGTCGCTCACTTGGTCCTCCGGGTTTGAATCGGGGTAATGGGGTGCTCGCTCGTGGTGCCCCATTCGCCGTCGACGCCGCGATGCTCCACGACCACGATGTACTTGCCGGTCTTGGTGCCGTAGCGGTGCTTGGTGCCTCCGTCGGTGGCGAACGAGTGGGCAGCCACTCGCGCGTCATCCGGCGAGCTGAACGTCTCCTCGTGCTTCGGCCTCCCGTTGTCGTCGTACAGGCGGAAGCGGTACCCGTCGGCCCGATTGGACTTGCCCATGGTTCTCCTCTGTCGAGTCGTTCCCGTAAATGAAACCGCCGCTCGTGATTCGGGAGAAGCACGAGCGGCGGCGCTTTGGTGGGGCTTTCGGATTGGTGCTCCCCGCTAAGGGCAATCCCAGGCTTCCCCGGCTAAGGGTGGCCCCGAACCTGCACCCGCTAGCCATGGCGCGGGATGCACGCGGATGCCGGTCCTTCGGGCGTGATGCCCTTGTTGTGCCTGCCGCGTAACGCGTGGGTGGCGGGACTCGAACCCGCAACGCATGCAGCCACCGCTCTTCCAGTTGGCGTACACCCACGACCCTTCGTACGGCGCTTCGCGGTACCTCTCCACGCCGATCGGTTAGGCCGTTGCCCCCGCACAGTTGCCGCCCGGTGTGCCGGGCGAACCTGAGGATGTGCGAGCTATCCCCACCCGCCGAGAAAGGTTCTGCGGGCGCTGACCTTGCCGTCCCCCGAAGAGTCGAACTTCGCCAGCCCTGGCGCGCACCGAGGGCTGTCCACCGTGGAGCTTCTGGCGGGACGTTGGGGCGGCGGTCCAGGGTCGCTGCTCCTGGTCTTCCGTCGGGTTCAGCCGGAGTCACTCGGCCTACTACCTCTGGGGTGCGTGCTACACCACCCGCCTTGCAGGACTACTGGGTGCCTAGGGGACTAGCCGTCTCGGTTCGTCCTGCATGTCCTGTACTTTACCCCCCGACTGGGGGGCTGTCAAGCTCAGGGATCGCGGCGGACGTACGTGCCCATCGGGTAGTACGAACCGTCGTCGCCCATCCGGAGCAGCACGGCTTTCATGATCACCCCGCCGCGCACGTTGACCGCGCTCTGACCGCACCGGCGGGCGTCGCCGCGCACGGCGAAATAGGCACGGTGCCAGCGCCGCGTGTTCTGGTTGCCAGAGTCGTCCTCGGTCGTGTCGCATGCCCAGGGTTCGCCACGCCCTGGGCCCTCGGTGACGATCACAGGATGCGCTCGCCCTCGATCCACTCGGCGTGGCCGATGTTGGCGTTCTCGGTGATCTTGAAGATGGTCACCAGCCGGAAGGCCTTGGAGTCCACCAGCTTCAGTGCCGCCTTCTCGGCGGCCTGAGGCGTCAGGATGTTCATCTCCTTGCAGCGCCCGTCGGCCCACACCGAGTAGGTCACATCGTCACTCATACCTCACGCACTCCATTCCGCCACAAGGCGACTACGACCGGCGCTTTGCCGGGTCGGTGCTTCAGCATGCAGACCACCTCGTGGCGGTCGGCCTTCTTGGTCGCATGGGTGAACGCCTCCGCGCGTCGCTTGGGATCGCTCTCCGTGCCGTCCAGCTTGACCGTGTAGATCAGGGCACGGTCCTCGTTGCCCCGGTCCCGGCTCATCCGGTCGTCTTGACGCCGTCGACCCAGCTGGCCAGCGTCCACGGCGGGGCGTCACCGTGCTGTTCCGAGATGACCACCTGTCGATGGGTCTCGGCCTCGCGCTCGCCGCGCTCCAGCGCACGGAGCCGGGAGCCCTTTTCCTGGGCACTCAGGACGGCTTCGCGGCCGTTGATGAACATCTGGAAAGTGACCGGTTCGCTCACTTCTCGTGCCTCCCCTTCTTGGGCTTGCGGTGTTTGCCCTGATAGTTGCGGTCCGTTTGGCCGCGTCGGCTGCGCTGCTTGGCTTCGGCGAACGCCTGCTGCTTGGCGGCGACGATGCGATCCAGCGCGCGTTCCTGCTCGGTGGGCTCGTGGGCCTCCTGCTTGGCCAGCAGCTTGTCCAGGCGGACGGCTTCGGCCTTGAGCTTCTCGTGCATGTGCGGGTCTCCGTTCCGTCGTTCCGCTTACCTGAACTACTTTACCCCCTCTTGTCGGGGCTGGCAAGTAGCCTGATCAGGTGAATCACTTCTCGTTGTGCCACGCCTCGCACGCGTCGCGGGCCCAGCGCTCCATGAACGTGGCCTCACAGCCGGTACATGTGTTGTCCAGCAGGCGCTTGGAGCCCATCTCGCGCAGGTAGCGCAGGTTCGCCACGTGCCGGATCAGCTCCGGCTTGGTCCTCTTGCGGTCAGCCATCACGGGGCCTTTCGAGTTGGGAGGGTGAGCCCCACGAAGCGGGTCACGAGGTCGGTGGGCGGGTCCGCCGTCCAGCCGGTGTGGAGACTTCCGTTGTCGATCCAGAGATGCGTCCAGCCCCCGGCGGGGTCCAGGTGGACGATGTGCGGCGCGCCGAAGCGGGCCAGCCAGAAGTCGGGGGCGTTCATGATTCTCCGTCGATGGTGAGGCGTATGGGTGTGGGGGCGCACCGAGCCGAGTCGACCCGATGCGCCCCCACGATGGAACTCACTTTTCCCGCCAGTGCCACCGCTCGCAGCGCCAGGCGTACCCGGCATTGACGTAGGTGGTCTTGCACACGGAGCACCCGCACAGGATTCGAGTCTTGCGGGACATCTCGGCCACCTCACGGTCCGACGCGCGCCCCTTCTCCAGGGACTCCGGCAGGCCGCTGGCGCTCACGAGATCAGGCCCTTGTGCCAGCGCATGCACTTGTCGCGGTCGCCCTGGCCGTCATAGACGGTCTCGCACTCGGGGCACGTGAGGCGCTTCAGCGAGGCTTCCAGGACTTTCCGGCTGTGCACCTTCTTCAACCTGGCCATCTCCGCCGCGCTCATGCGCCGGTCGAACAGGTCCGGGAATGGGTCCTCGTTGAGGATGCGCTGGCCCATCAGTCCATGGCCTCAAGGTCGCTGAGACGGAAGGATGAGCCGTCCTTCATCTTGACGCCCGTGTTCTTGCCCTCACCGAAGGAGTACGACCCCTTGTAGACCTTGCCGGTGCGCTTGTTGCGGAACTCCTGGCCGGTCGCCGGGTCCTTGTCGTCCTTGGTGGCACCATTGATCGAGATCGTGTTCAGGTAGTCGATGCAGTCGCGGTGACCGCACGTCCCCATGCCGCTCCTCGACTTCTTGTGGTTGCGGCAACCGGGGCACACGTCCGACGGAAGCGACTCGCCTTCCTTGTACTTGCGGGTCTTGATGCGCATCTTCCAGGCTCTCCTAGCTCGTTGGGTTGGGCTACTTGCAAACGGGGTTGCGGTTCTCTCTACGGTCGTTCCGCTGGTGCCTACTATACCCCCTCTTGGGGGGCGTAGGCAACGGAGCGTACAGCATCCGTTGCCTACGCGAATCAGGCGGGTCGAGCCTTGCACGGCGCGCACTCGCAGGGCGTGCCGTTCACGAAGGCTTGGCGGTGGCTGTATCCCATAACCACACGACGCGCGTGGTTCGTGTTGATCCATGCGTCGATAGCGGCCTTCAGGTCGGGAACGGCCTGCTCCCCACCGGCGGCGGGCAGGCTGCTTGGAAGCGCCATCTTGCCGTCCGTGATGCAGTAGCTAATGGCCCAGAGGTCCAGGAGCGTGTTCTTGCCGTAGGAGAGCGCGGTGGCATCGTCGTAGTCCACCTCGAACCACTTCGCGCCGCCTTCGCTGGCAGGCAGGATGCACCAGTCATCCAGCGTGCCGTCCAGGAGCGCGGGGAGGTCGGCGGCCTCGATCACGTCGGACGCCACGTCGTCGCCGGGGTCGGCAACGAAGATCAGGCCAGCGTCCAGGCAGCCCTGACCGAAGAGGCAATGGCTGGTCTGGCAGTTGATGATGGGCACCTTCTGCGCGTGCGGGAACCTCTCCACATCAGAGGTTGCGAGGTGCTTAAAGCCCAACCACTGCTCCTGATTCCACGACTCGCTGAAGAGGGTGATCCTCATCAGGGCATTGAACAGCCGGTCAACGTTCGGCATGTCGGTCTCCTTTCCGAAGATTCTTCGGGGTGTCTGCGGGGTCGAGAAGGAAGATCTGCGGCGAGAAGAGAAGTTCGCCGCAGATCTTCCGGTCTGGGTCACCAGGTGCCGTGTTCGGCTCCTTGGCGCGAGAGAACGTCGATCAGGTCGCAGATGAACGCCTTCAGGTTGGAGCTGGCACCCAGGTCGACGCGCTCGCCGATCCGGTTGACGAAGTCGCCCTTCCACTGGCTGCCATCGCGCTTCTCGAACAGCGTTCCGACCTCGCCGACGAACGGGCCGAAGCAGCGACCGCTGAACGCGCCTTCCGCCTTTTCGACCGTGACCACGATGTAGCCGCTGTTCACGCGCTTGATCTTGGCCACGGTGCCGGTGTGGACCGGCGAGAAGAGAAGCGCGGTCTGACCGGTGTGCGGCATCACGAAGCTGTAGCGGCTGTCCTGGGTGGCGAGTGTGGCGGTCATGCGCGTTCTCCCTGTTCGGTCGTCTGCCTTACGAAAAGAACTGTACCCCCTCTTGTGGGGGTCCGCAAGAGGGGGTACCAGGTACGTTGCAACTGCTAATAGCCAGCAACCAGGATCGGGTCGATCCACACCGGCGGCGTCGGGTAGCCGCCGTCCTTCACCCGGCAGTACGTGGCACCAGGGTGCTGGTGCGCCTCGCGCCGGTACCACTGGCCCAGCTCGTAGCGCACCGTGAAGGCGGTCAACGGGACCTCCCCGTCCACCACCACGTAGACGTAACCGCCCCTGGCCATCAGGACTCCCACCAGTGCGGGCCGTCGTAGGCGGCCACCGTGAACTCCTTGATCTCGTCGCCCTCCACCAGGCGTTCGCCGTACTTCTCGGTGGGCAGGATGACGGCACCGCACTGGTGCTCCTGCACGTGCTCCAGCTGGCTCCGGATCACCTTGGGGTCGCCCGGCATGACGCCGTTGTAGCGGTCGCCGTTGTGGGTGACGATCAGGAGCAGGCTGTACTTCTGCTTTGGGGGCTTGCGCTTGAAGATCACAGCGCCATCCCCAGGTCGCTCAGATCCTCCGTGGCGCTCACGAGCGACGCGATGGCCCGCGAGTACAGCTCATGCCGGTTCGGGCGCGCTCCGGCGAGCTGAAGTGCCAGTGTGGAGGTCATTTCCTGGATGGTCTTCACGTACGTCTCGACCACCTCGCGGGGGGGTATAGGCGCGGGCGCGCATTCATCCTGGCTGACGCTGGCGTCCACGAGCTTCTCCGTCCTGTTGGCGGCTTGACGCATGTACTTGACGGCGTTGTCCACTTCGGCGGCCCAGCGTGCGCTCGCCCCCACGTCGGCGAACGTCATCTGGTCTTCGGCCGGTGGCGGTGACGCGAGGCCGACTATGCGCTGGCTGCTTGGCGGGACCACCTTGGCCTCCAGCCTGATGTGCATCTCGGGGTTCGCGCCGTAGTGGTAGGTGCCAACACCGTGAAAGCCTGGAACGGAGCAGCTGTGCTTCGCGTAGGCGGCGCGTGCCGTGGCCGTGGCGTTGTCGATGCGTCGATAGCCATTCCAGGTGTTCTGCCACCCGCACCGTGCGCAGGAGCCGACTACGTTGTAGCGGGTCCCTTCGGCGTGCCGGAACTTTGCGGTGCCCGGCTTGCGCTCCTCGCTCGCACCGACAATCAGGTACAGGGCCGCGTCGTCGTCGATGGCCCGCCAGCAGTGAAGTCCGTGGCTGGCCACGACGTGGTGGCTGAGACGTGAGGTCAGCTGCTCGTGCGCGCCCAGTGCGCCGTCCAGAAAGACGTAGGACTTCCAGTTGCAGAATGGACACCCCGTCCACATTGAGTCAGGCCTCATCAGTCGGCCTCCGGCTTCCGCCAGCCAGCAGCGATGTCACGCGCGTAGTTGTCCGAGCTGAAGGTGATGCGTCCTCCGCCAAAGCGGTAGCCGGGGATCTTCAACTCGCTCATGGCGTCGAAGTCGATCACCTCATCGCACATGTCGCAGACCCAGTACCCGTCGTTGTTGCTGCGCCACTCCCAGTCGGACGGCCCGTACTGTCCGACGCCGTGCCCGCTGTTGGCGCACCGGCGCTTCTCGGCCTCCTTGGCGCGCTCGCGGGCCGCGTCGGCGGCCTTCATGTAGATGGCGTCGTGCCGGGCGCGCGCGGTCGTCGCGTACACGGTCGGGTGGCAGACCGCGACGTGACCCAGGCGGATGTCCGCCAAGTAGTCCTCTGTGGAGCCGGTGGGGATCATGCGGGGAATCAGGCCCGCCGACTCGCAGTACGGACAGGAGACGTTGATGGAGCCCTGGCGCAACGCGTTCTCCGCGAAGTCATCCTTCTCGCGCTGGGCGTTCACGGACCGCACGGTCTCGTTGGCGCGCGTCTCGGTGATGAAGGTGGCCACGGGCGTGCTGCCCTCCCAGATGACCAGGCCTTCCCGGTGCAACCTACTGCTGCTCATCGGTGGGTTCCTCTCCTTGCTCGTGCGCGGTCATGACGGCGATCAGTTCGTCGCGGAGCTGGGCTTCCTGCATCGGGGTGAGCTGGGCAATGGCGCGCATGTTGGTGACGCACGCGCGCAGCTTCGCCCGGACCTCTTCGACCTGGCGGGGCGTGAAGCCCGACCAGTCCCAGGCCGTGTGCAGCATCTGCGCTTCCAGCCAGATGACGGCCCGTCCCCAAGCGCGGGCGTTCGCCGACGCCTTCCCTTCCCGGCTCACTTGCCGCGCTCCGTGTTCCACTTCTGGCGAGCCTCGATCAGCCGCGCGGCCTGGTCCGGTGACGCCGTCGACACGCTGGCCAGCGCGATAAGGTGCGTGGTCTTCAGGACCGGCACATCCGAATCGTCGTAGCTGTAGGCGTAGGCCGTACCAGCCGGAGCACTGCGCATGATCTGCCGCGTCAACGTGGCCAGCTCCGGGTCGTCCGGGTTGGCCAGCTCAACGAGCAACGGGGTTTCCTGGTCTTCATCGTCGTGCTCGAAGCCGCGCACGATGTCGCAGTAGGCGTACCGGCCGATACTGGGCGCGGCGGGAGTCGGTTCCTCCTGGTCTTCGCTGGCCTGCTTACGACCTTCGAACTCGCCGCGCGCGAACTCGACCTTCAGGCTCAGGTGGTCTGCGAGCTGGAAGAGCCTGTGCGCGGTCTCGGCGTGCATGAAAGCGCGCTCGTAGGCCAGCGTCACGTTCAGCTTGTCCTTGGGGTCGGTCGCCCTGGCCTCGCCGCGTGCGTTCAGGAAGCTGACGTGCTCCTGGTGCGCAAGGGAGGTCAGCTCAGTCCTGTGCTGGCCAAGCAGATTCCGCCAGGCGGTCTCTTCGTTGTGTTCCACGTCCATGAGGTCCTCTCTCAGATGTCCGCGCCGGAGCGGCGCAGGGTGGCCCTGAAGTTCGCCAGGGCTCTGGGCTCTTCGCAGTGACTGCCGAAGACGATGGGCTTGTCCGGGTCCGGCGGTGCGCACCGCATGTGCGTGTTGGCCGTGAAGCTGATCGTCCAGCCTTGCCGCTGCAGCTTCGACAGGATCTGTTCGACTTCCTTGCGTCGGGCACGGTGTCCCATAGGTGTCCCTCTCTCAGGTGGCGGGGCGGGCGCGGCGCGGAACCTGGTCATCCGCGCCGCGCCCGGCATCCCATTTATTTGTCGAGCTTTCCCCTGTGCGGGGCGAACGGTTCCGGCTTCGGAGCGACGGCGGGTCGCTTCGTCGGGGACGGCTTGACGTGGTGCTTGCCCAGCTTGGCGACGGCTTCTTTCGTCACCGGGATCTGGTCGGTGGGCGGGTCGTGGTCCTCGCGCAGCGAGTGCTTACCCATGTCACCGCTCCGTGAAGGTGGGCGTGTACAGGGCGGGGTAGTCGTGTGCCCGCCAGAGGTGGGTTTGCATCGCGCCGCACGTGCGGGCTTTGTCCTGCTTGGAGGTGGTCTCGTCGCAGTGCGGGCATTGTGCGATCCACTGGCCAGCGAGAAGGCTGAGCTTCACGGGTTCGGGGGTTGGCATGCGTCAGGGTCTCCGTTCCGTCGTTCCCTTACCTGATGAACTATACCCCCCATCGGGGGGTGCCGTCAAGGGGGTCCCGAAAGCAGCGAACCCCCGAAGTCGTTACCTTCGGGGGTTCGCTCGCGGCCGTCGTCAGTCCACGCGCTCCACGTTCTGGAGCACGGTGGCGTGATGCCGGTCGAGCTGCTCCAGCAGGCGCGCAATCTCGCTGGCCGCGCTCGCCGCGTACTGCACCCTCGCCGGGTCCAGCTCGCGCCGGTCCACTTCGTCCGTCCGGCTGAACGTGGCGGCCAGGCGCGCCGCTTCGTAGCTCACGTCCTGGGTCGCGAGTCCCAGGAGTTCGGACACGCGGACCGCGACGTACAGGGCGTTCTGGCCTTCCTCCAGCGGGAGCTGCCAGCCCTTGGCGGTGATGTAGTCCAGCGTGTCGTTGGACAGGCTGACCGTGGTCACCGGCGCGAGCATGCTTCCCGTATTGGCGAGCAGATTGATGGTCTTCACGATGCCTCCGATAGGCGATAGGCGTACGGGCGGTTACCCGAGGTCTGGAACGGGGCGTGGCAAGCGCGGCAACGCTCGATCCCCATCATCTTCTTGTACTTGCCGGGGCGAGCGGTGCGCAGGTCTTCGTAGTCCGGCTGGGTCGGGTGCGCCCGCGTGTGCCGGTTGCAGATCGAGCACCAGACATAGCCGGTCTCACCGGAGCGCCGACGCTTCAGGGAGATCTCGACCACGGTAACCCCGTGGCAGTGCGAGCACACGCGGGTGCCCTCGCAGTCCGGGCATCCTTCGGCGCACGCGCATGAGCCGTCTTCGCATTCAGCGCAGCTCAATTGGCCTTCGACCTCTCCAGGTAGGACTTCGCGTAGTCGAAGGCAACGACGGCTTCCAGCGTGCCGGAGCTGGAAGAGAAGGGGTCCAGGTATGCACCCTCCGCATCCTGGCCACCAGTCCGGGTGATGTTCACCAGCCCGTCATCGTCGGTGGTGACAGCGGACCGACGAAAGAAGACTTCCAGGTCCCAGCAGCAGCCGGTGACTTCGCCGGATACGCGAATCTCGGCCTTGGTGACTGTGCGCTGATCGTCCAGCGCGGAGACCGTCCACCCGCCGGTCTCCAGCTCGGTCAGGTACTCCTCGATGCTTGTCACGATTACCTCTCTCAGCTGGTGTTTGTCACCTGACAATACCCCACGTTGGGGGGTATGTCTAGATCGGGAGCCCAGCGGCGACGCGTCGCGCGACGACCCGCTGAGCCATCACCGTGTCCGGCCGCCAGCACTTCCCCTTAGGAGACTGCCAGCGGCCGTCCGGAAGCTTCGTCCACGCCTCCGCGTCGTGCGTGTCCGGGCGCTGCTGGTTGCGCCCCCACCCGACCGCCCCGGTGTTGCGTCGACGGCGAGCAGGCGGGCGCGGCGGGGCCAGCGGGTCGCCGTCCATGGGCTCCGTGAGGTCGTCCAGGTCGTAGCGCTCGCCACGCCAGCGCGAGTAGGCCGCGCACTGCGCCTCCGTGAACGCGGACGTGACGGCACGGGACAGCTCGTGCTGGCTGGACACCACCACGGCCCAGCCGCGCGCCGCCGGACTGCTCACGCGTAGCTGGCCGGACGGCAGGCTCTCGATGCGCAGCGTCACTTCTCGCACCTGGTGACGCTGCGCCGCCGGGCCGCGCACCTGACCGGGCACCGCGTGAGTCTGGTTCTCGATCCTCATCGCATGTACCTCGTGCTTCGCATGATCTGCGGAAGAGGCTGAGCCTTCGCGGGGAGCCTGTTCCCTGCAGGGGGGCGCTGCACGCTGGCCGCCGTGGCGGCTTTAGCCAGCTCGTCAACGAGGTGAACTTCGGCGTCCATCCGGTCCGGGCTGTCCTGCGAGGGCAGCCACGTGCACATCTGGTGCTCCATCTGCGCCAGCGTGCCGACGTGGTGGACGCGGCCGCCCTCGAAGTGAGGGGAGACCAGCTCCGCGCGCAGCGACTTCGAGCCGCGTGCCTGGATGGTCTTGACCGGCGGGCCCGTCTCGGGAAGTCGGAGGATCGCGGGCACGTAAGGCCAGAGCGCGATCAGCGCGGCCAGCAGCGCGGTCTTCTCGGCGGCCGTGTCGTCTTCGTCGGCCAGCACGTCGTGCGCGTCGCGGATGGCGACGGCGTGCGGATCCTCCGGCCAGTCCTTCGCGTCGAAGCTGGACCACTCCTTCTGGGCGCGGGCCAGCTCGCGGGCCTGCACGCGAATGCGCTTCCACTCGGCCTTGATCGATCGGCGCAGACCGGACAGGGACTGCTCGTAGACGAGCTTGCCGGAGCCGTGGCGCAGCATCGCGTAGAGGGCGACGCGCACCCACTCGGCCACCGTGTAGGAGCCGGAGTTGTCCTCCAGGATGTACATCTCGCCGTTGGCTCCCAGGCCGCCAGTGACCACGCCTGCTTCGTCGCCAGCGCCGGTGTTGTCGGCAGGGTCCACGAGCGTGATGACGTTGCGCAGGGGCGGCGCTTCGGCCACCCGGTACTTGTCGAACCACTCGCGCTTGAACGTGCCGCCTTCGGGCGCGGACGGCGCGCCCTGGTACATCGCGAACCACCAGCGGGTACCGACCTCGCGTCGGCGCTTCTCCCAGTCGGCTGGCGTGCGACCGCGCGCGGAGATCATGTACTCCCCGACCTTGCGGTCCAGGATGTCGTCCTCGCTGTCGGCCTGGGCGGGCACGTTGATGTGCAACCACTCCTTGACCGATGACTTGGACTCCTCTTTGAGGAGCCAGCCGGTCAGGTCGTCTTCGTGCCAGCGGGTCTGGACGACCACGATGACACTCTTGGGCGGCAGGCGCGCGATGACGACCGACTGGTACCAGTCGGTGACGGCCTTGCGCCACGTCGGCGAGTCGGCCTGCTTGCTGTCCTTGATCGGGTCGTCAATGACGATGATGTCCGCCGGGCGGCCGGACAGCGAGGACCCAACACCGACGGCGGTGACCGAGCCGGGGCGCGCCGTCTTGCGGCCCGGCACGTCGGCCAGGCTCCAGTTGGTCTGCTGCGCGCGGTCCGGGTCCAGCAGCAGGCCCAGCACGTCTTCGTGATCGAGGTGCTGGGCCTGCCCGCGATAGCCCCCGCCGTGCGCCTCGATCAAGCGGCGGATCTCCAGCGAGCTCTGGGCTGCGATGGACTGCTCATAGCTGGCGAACACGATGCGTCGACGCGGGTCGCGCAGGAGCATCCAGGCGCACGCGTCTTGCAGGCGACTGGTCTTGCCCTCCTGCGGCGGCGTGTTGACGATGATCCGCTGGGCGTCGCCGCGCTCAGCCATCATCAGCGCCTGGTCCAGCCGGTCCAGCATGGGCGTCTGCATGAACTCCGGCCGGTGGAACTTGCTCAGGTGGCCAGGCGTCGGAAACCGGTGCAACGCCTTGCGGTGCGTGATGACGCGCACGAGCTTCGCGCGAAGCTGAGCCTGCTCGTGCGGCGGCAGGCTGGCGATGACCTCTTCGATCTTGTCCGCCAGCGGGCTGTTCATCCGGCCTCTGGCAGGGTGACGTACTCCAGTTCGGCGGCCGCCACGATCGAACCGTCGATGATCTGCACGATCTCGGCCAGCTTCTCGTCGACGCGCGAGACCTCCACGGTGACCTTCGCGGCCGCGTCCAGACCGAGCATCTTGCCGCGCCGGTCCATGATGGCCAGCACGCGGTCCACGGCCTTGAGGTCGCCGTCCAGCGCCTGGCGCATCACCTTGCGCTGGAGCAGATCGAGCGTGCGCAGCTCGCGGCCCACCAGCTCTTCGCGCTGGGTGGCGTTCTCCTGGAAGTAGCGCTGGAGTTCGGCGTGGTACAGCCGCTGGCCGGTGCGCTCCTTGAGTCCGATGGCCCGCGCGGCGGCCGCGATACTCGAACCGGCCGCTACCAGGTCCAGCAGCTTGCCGCCGTCCAACGCCTCCTGGGCTTCAGTCACTGCTTTGCTGGCCATGACAGAGAGTCTACCCCCCGTGGCGTGGTTTTCTGGAGAGGTACGCGCCAGCTATTCGATCACCGGCGCAGGGACACCAGTCTGGCGCTCGATCAGGTCCAGCACCACATCGGCGGGCAGTGCGCCGGACTTGCGTGCGAGCTTCTCCAGCTGATCGAAGACGTACGTGTAGATCGGCATCGCGTAGTTGAGCATGATCACGCGCGTGCGGTTCTCCTCGTAGGCCTTCGACTCGTCCGCCAGTGACGGCCCCGAGTCCTTGACGCTGGCCGAGTCGTGAACCTCTGGCGGCGGCGCGGGCGGGGGCGGGGTGTGATCGAGCGGATCCGGGTCTTCGGGCACCGGATCTTCGTCGTCTTCGAGCCGGGAGAGCAGGTCGCCGATGTCGGTCTCGTCGAACCCTGCAGCGCTCAGGGTGCCGTCGTCTTCCAGCTCTTCGAGCAGTGCGAGCAGGCGGGTCTCGTCGTAGCCAGCGCCGTCCGTGGACCGGTTGTCGACGGCGAGAATCGCGCGCGCCAGCCGGTCAGAGCAGGAGACGAACGTGGCCTGGATGTGCTCCTTGCCCAGCTTCTCAGCCATGATCCGATGGGTGTTGTTGCCCTTGAGGATGTAGCCGGTCGACTCCTGCACGAGGACCGGCACGTACTGGCCGAAGTCGCGGAGGCTGCCTTCCACGATGGAGGCGTTCGCCTGGCGGGCATTCGCCGGGTGGGGCGTGATGGAGCTGATCGGGACAAGCTCCGTGCGCAGGATGTTGGCATGCTCCATGCAGCCATCGTATCCCCCACGGGGTGGGGTTAGTAGCCCACGCGATCCACCCAATACACGGAGCCGAACTGCGCGGCGTTGGTTCCCGTGGACGTGACCACGTGTAGGCGCACCGGGCCAGGGTCAGAACCGCTGATGTTCGGCAAGTTCAGACCCAGCGTGGCCGTGATGTTCGTGAGCGCGGTGGCCACGATGTCCACAGACCAGAAGCTGTTGTCAACGCCACCAGCGTCCGCGTGCGAGCGCATGAGCGTGCGGTTCGCCTGGTTGTCCGCCGTGGTGGGCGTGCCGCCGTGCTTCCAGTACACCCAGAAGCCGGTCGTGCTCACCGCGTCAGCGAGCCACATGATTTGCATGTTGAGCCGGTAGCGAGCACCGACGCGCGCCGGAGTGAACGTGGTCGTCAGGTTGGTGAAGACGATCGCGGCAGTAGTGGCGTCGCTAGAGACGGCCGTCAGGCGGGTAGGCGCGACGACGTTCTGTGTCTGCGCCGCCTGCACCTGGGCATCCACGTACTGCTTGGTGGCGGCCCCAAGCGCGACGGACGGGTCGCGCGTCAGCAGCTTGTCTGACAACGAGTTCTGGGACGCCACCGCTTATCTCCTCAGACGGCCAGCGAGAACCAGGGCAAGGTGCCCAGGTAGTTCCATCCGGTGTACAGGTTCAGGGTCGCGGGAAGCGTGGTTCCCGACTTGGTGCCGGAGACCGGGCAGGCTGCCGTTGTCGCATTGAGCATGTCCGCGATGCCACTGTTACCGGCGGCTGACAGCGCCGGATTGAGCAGCGCCGGGCCGGTGCGAACCCACGCCAGGTAGATGTACTGGGCCTCCAGGGCGTCGGTACTGGGAATGGCCACCTGCTTGAGGCCTGCCGATCCAAACTCCGCCGTAATGGAAAAGTCCGCGACCGTCTTCGTCAGGTTGAACGGGTCCGATCCCTGATAGATCGCGGCCGTCACCGCGCCGCCGAGGGCCAGCGCCGAGTCGACACGGAAGCGCAGCTTCTCGTTGAAGCGGGCCGTGCGTGGGGCGCGGCCGCCAGCGAACGCGGTCTGGCCCAGCTGCACCGGCTGTGCGCCGACAGCTTGCACACGTCCACAGCTGGAGAACGCATCGCTGTACTGGTTGCGATCCACGGCGGTCGGGCCCACGTTGGTCGTGTGCGGACCGGGTGCGGTCATCAGGTGGCCCAGATCATGATGCGGTACTGAGCGGAAGTCATGGCCACGTCCGGCTTGATATCGAGCGTGTTGACCGTGGTCGCCTCGATCTCCACGTCCGTGACGTAGTTGTAGGGACTGCCGGTCAGGCGCAGCGCCCACGCCACATCGCGCGTGTTCAGGTTGTGGGTGATCGTGCCGGTCGCACCGGCGCTGATCGCGGGCACGTCCTGCTTGAACGAGGTGAAGCCGCCACCGGCCACGGACCCGATGTAGGCGAAGGCCGCCGTAGTCGTGTTCAGGGTGAAGGAGTCGTTCGTCATCAGCGCGAACTTGTCCGCGTTGGTGCCTTCGCGGACGACCCAGTAGGAGCCCACCACGGCTTCGCCAGCGGAGTCCCAGTTGGTGGCCCGCGTCATCGGGCTGGCCGAACCGTTGAAGACGTAGGGGCCGTTCTGACTGCCCGTGGTCTGACCGGCCAGCAGGAAGATCTCGCCGTTCGCGGCGGTCAGGCCGTCGATGGTGGTACCCGGCGTGGCCAAGGTGACGTTGGTGGTCGAGACGGCGCGGACGGCACCCTTGAGGGTCTGACCGGAGACAACGGCCGCCAGCTGGGTATCCGTGTAGGTCTGCGCGGCGGACTGCGCGGTGTCCACGTCGGTCTTGCGGGCGGCGTCGTTGGGGTTCGACGGCGCACCCAGGTTGATGATCTTCTGGTTCGCCATGTCCTTCACGGACAGGGCGCTAGTTGCGGCCACGGGCGTCTCCTAACTTGCTGTCACCCAGCCACGAAACAGGGTGTCCGTGGTCACGTCGAAGATGTTCGCGTCCACGTGAGTCACGCGGAACTCGTCGAACTGGCCTGCCCAGTCGGCAGTGAACAGGCTAACGGCTGGCCGGTACCCGAGGTTGTGGACCACGTGCGTCACGTTCGCGGGAATGTCCTGGAAGTGCTCGAAGCCAGCCGATCCGCCACCGCCGGAGTCGACGGCCGGAACCCACTTGGTGCCGTTGAACTTGAGCACGCGGCCAGCGACCTCGCCGGTGGTGTCCACGTCCGTGTGGTCACCGAGCGCGTGCGGTGGCACCGGCGGGAACGGCGTGCCGGGCGTCGGCGGGATTACCAGGAGATCGCGCACCCACCACGCGCCAGCGGGTACGCCAGTCGGGACCGAGCCAGGGTTGGGACCGTCCGGTACCACGAAGTCCCACTGGCCATCAAGGATTCGCAGCCCGTCCCGCTCGTCCACGTGGTAGTACGTGCCGTCAGCTTCGTACTGGGAGTTCGGAATCAGGTCAGCAATCCAGATCCCGGACGTGTTGGTGTCTTCCGCGTACGCCTGGAAGACCTCGCTGGACATGTCCGTGAACGGGTTGCCCGCTGTTCGAAGCGTGAAGCGCGCGGTCTGGCGCTGGAGCGGACGCCCCGCCGGGTCCGTGAGCACGTTGTAGACCTTCAACGCTCACTCCTCCGGGGCGTAATGCGGCAACGGGGCCAGCGCGGACGCGTCTGTGATCGCGAGAATAAGGCGTGGGTCCGCTTTGTTCCACGGGTCGTTGCGGCGCAGGACGGCGCGGCACGAGGACCTCAGCACGCGCTCGCTGTTGTCGTCCGGCAGGACACCCGCCTGAACCAGTCCGTCAATCAGGTACTTCAGGGTGGGCGCGGCGTTGTCGCCGTCCACGCGCCGATTGGTGCCGGGGTACCAGACCAGCTCGACCAGGATGGCGTCCAGCGCGGGCACCTTGGCGCGGCGGGCCAGCGCCCAGGCGGCCAGCTTCACTTCCTTCTCGATCTTCGCCTTCACCGTGTAGTGCGGCCACCGATCGTTCGCGCTGATCGGTGGCCGACGCCACGGGAGATGCAGGACGTAGTCCGCGTCCACGTCAGGTGGCCGCCTCGACTGCCGCCTTCACGGCCGCGATCCATGCGCCCGCGATCCGTGGCGAACGCTCCTTCTGCTCAGCCCACGTCGGCAACTGGTCGCCGTTGAAGGCGATGCCGCCCACCGACTCGCAGTACGCGCTGTAGGCGACCTTGGCGACCTCGTCCCAATCGATCATCCCCAGATCTCCAGCTTCCACGGGAGGTTGCAGGAGTAGTCGAGGCTTCCGTACAGCGCGTCCGGGATCGGGATCACGCGGTCGTAGTCGACGGCCTTGTCTCCGGTCGGCTCCTGGAAGTAGGGGTCCGTGCCGGGCAGGCCGCCGTTGCCGGAGCCGAACACCATGACGTTGCCCAGCCACACGGTGGCCGCGCCCGCGTGCGTAGTCCAGTCCATCTCTGGCACGCGGATGACCAGCCGGGCGTTCTTGCCGCCGGGCAGCTCGCGCAGGTACTCGGTCCGCTTGTCGCCGCTGGCGATCATGTCGATGGTTGCGATCAGGGACACTTCGTCATCTCCTTCGTGTTCGGGTTCGACCACCGGCTGGCCAGCGCCGTACCAGAGCTGTGCGAGCTGGGCCCGCGTGCCACGGAACGCGTTCAGGTCGAGGTTGCCGTTGTAGCCGTTGATCCGGCCAGAGCTGGTGAACTGGATCATCAGCACGGTGTTGCCGCCGTAGCCGCTCCAGAAGCTTTCCGGCGTCTCCGCCCACTCGCTCGCCAGCGGGCCCGGCACCATGTTCGGGTAACGGCTGGACACGATCGGCGGCAGGCCTGCCAGGTTGGGCTGGCCCTGAGCCTTCCAGTACCAGTTCGGCGCGTAGCTGCCCCAGACGCGGTACCCGGCGGCGACGAAGGCGCGATGGACGGCCCGCAGGAAAGCGCCGTCGCCGGAGCCTTCCTCCCAGTCCAGCATCACCGGGATACTGCGGTCCGGCTCGATGGAGGCGTGAAGGTCCACGTTCTGCTGAGGCGTGAGGCCCACGCCGATGTAGAAGTACGCGGAGAACAGGACGCCCGCACGGATCGCGGCCGCCTTGTGGGTCCCGTACATCTTGTCTTTCGTGGTGCCGTACTTGCCGCCGTTGGCCTGTGCGGTGCGGGCGATCAGGAAGCTCAGGCTGGACAGCGCCAGCGGGGGCAGCGAGTTCTGGTGATGGCTCACATCCGCGCCGAAGATCACGCCTGAAGCGTTGGCCATGCTCTCTCCTCTGGTCGGCTCCCAGCGTACACGTTTGCCCCCTGAAAGAGGGGACCCACCGGCCGGTCTTTCGAGCCGTGCCAGCAGGTCCCCTCGGTGATCCTCAGGGATCAGATCGGGGTGACGCGGTGCGACTTGCCCACGATCGTCAAGAGCTTCGAGCCCTCCACGAACCGGTCAATAGTGCGATCGCTGTAGCGCTCGCGCAGCTCAGCGCCGGACAGGTTCGTGGTGATGATCGTCGGCAGGCGCCGGACGTTGCGGTACTCGGCCAGCAGGTGCAGCTGAGAGAGCGACCACTCAGTGGAGCGCTCCGCACCGAGGTCGTCCAGCACGAGGACGGGCGCGACCTGGAACTGGCCGAGGTCGGACGCGCCGTCGCGGTTGGGCTTGAGCGCCTCCATCAGATTGCCCGCGTGCACGACCGAGACCGGCACGCTGTCCTGGAGCAGGAGCACGCGCGCGATGGAGCAGGCCTCCCACGTCTTGCCCACGCCCGGCTCGCCGAGGATCACCAGGCCGTAGCGGTCGCCCAGCCTGAAGTCGGCCAGCCAGTTGTGCGAGAGCTGGTGGCGGGGGACGGCGTCGCGGTAGCGCGCGTCCAGGCGGCCCAGCATGATCCGGGCCTTGGTCTCGTTCCATTCGCGGCGGGCGTCGGCGTCGGCCTGGGCCATCTGTTCGTCAGTGGCAGGCTGAAGGCCACGTTCCCGCATGATCTGCGCGACGCGTCGTTCCAGGTCCCTGCTGGCGTTCATATCCCAATGATCCCCCCCGATGGGGGGTACGCGCAAGCTCGAAGTCAAGATGATCTCCTCTCAGAACTGCGGGCCGTCGTAATCCACGACGGGGGCGGCGGGTTCGGCGTGCTGCTCGAACCAGGCCTTGCGCTCAGCCAGCACGTCCGGCGGCGGGACGACGCTCGTGCGGCTCCGGCCATTCTGCGCCGCCGTGGGGATGCCTGCCAAGACGCGGGTGTACTGCTGCTCCAGCGAGGCGTACGGGGTCCTGCCCAGCGCCTTGGCGGCCGCCAGGAGGTCGTCCGAGGTCGCGCCCTGCTCCAGCAGCTTCTTGGCCTCACGGCCCACCTGGGCAATGTAGCGGCCGATGGGGTCCTTGCCCCTCGCCTGCACGCGGAAGCTGTCCACGTAGGCGGCTACGACCACATTCGCGGAGACCGGCGGCGCGGCATGGCGGTCACCATCCTCGGTCCCTGCTTCTTTGTCTTCCGGCTCTTGATCAGGAAGCGAAGGATCTTCGAAGAGGGCGGGCGCGTCAGCGCTCCCCCCGGAGGGATTGGGTTCACTTGGTGGTTCTTCTTTATGATTCCGCCCCTCAGTCTGAGCGGGAGTTGCCGCCAGATCTGAGGGGGAGTCCCGCTCAGACTGAGGGGGAGCGGCGGTCTTCTTTGACTCCCGCTCGATTTGAGCGGCACTCTTCCGGGCCTCAAGCGCGGACACGTTGAGCTGGTAGACGTTGCTCTGGTTTCGCTTACCTGACACTGGACGAAGCTGGCGGATGAGCAGGTTGTCCGCTTCCAGTTCGGCGACTGCCTTGCGAGCCGTGCTCAGCCCGCATCCCGCCTTCATGGCCACTACCGCCATAGACGGCCAGCACACGCCCTCGTCATTGGCCGCATCCGCGAGAGCAAGCAGCACGAGTCTATGGGTTGCCGGGCCCACGTCGGTCTTCCAGACCATGGACATGATCTCAATGCTCATGCGCGCACCCTTCCGTCACTCAAAAGGTACGGCTCGAAAATTCCGTCCAGAATGGATTCCAGATCCAAGTCGCGTTCTCCCCTGCGAACACGCCAAGCAACAGTACGAACGAATTCTTTATTAACCGAATGCTGGCCAATGCGCGACGAAAGAGCGCACGTCTTGCCGACGTAGCAAGGCCTACCGTTGCGGTCCTCAAGCATGTATACAAACGTCCCGCTAAGGTCAAAGCTGAGATAGTCCGGAAGGGGCCAGTCAATAACAACGTCAGGGCGACGCGGCTGGTACGCCGAAAGTTCAGGAACCAGGCGGGAAGTATTGGCTACCCGCAGTTTCGTTTTCCTGGCGCGCAATCCAATTCCCTGCGGACGCGAACTTGCGATGTTCCACTTCAGAATGTTCATGGGCAACTGGGCCACGATCGGCGGGTACCACTCGTCCAGCTCCGGATGCATGGGGTAGTCTCCTTGCGTTGGTTCGAACAGGTCGCCGCGTGGCGACCAGGGTGGAAAGAAGCCAGCGGTCGGGTCCGCTGGGGGAAGACCCCCGAAGCTTAGTACGGCCCGTCACGGCAAGATCGTGACGGGCCGTACTCATGCCAGGGACAGCTGTTCGCCGGGTGGCGGCGGGGCTGGGCGAGCCTCGCGCGCCAGCGAGTACGCCAGCGCCTGCCCTGAAGCCGTCACGGTCCAGACGGTCCAGTCGCTGCCCTCGTGCTCACGGCTCTTGACCAGCTCACCCGCCGTCACGTAGCCCTCGTCCACCAGCTCGCCGCGCCGTGGCCGGAGTGAGGACGCTTTGATGCCCAGCTCGCGGCACAGCTCGTAGTCGGTCGCGCCGAACCGGTGGGAGTTGCCCGCGATGGCCAGCAGTACGCGGGCGCGCTGGGTACCGGACTTCACCTTGATGCGCTTCGCCGCGCCCCTGCTGGTCGTGGCGGCGTTCTTGCGCACCTTCCCGTCCCGATTACCCGTCACGCCCGACTGGAGGGCCTCCAGGGCCGCTGAGACCTCGTGCTTGACGCCCGCGCGGACCAGGTCCACGTTCGTACCACGCGCGTCGCGGTCGAGATCGGCCAGCAGCTGCTTCGCCCGGACCAGATGGGTGATAGCTTTCGCCTCGCGCTCACTCATCGCGGTCCCTCAGGATGGCTGCCAGGGCGATCACGGTGGTAGCGATGATCACCAGCATTGCCACCCAGGCCGACACGAACGCCAGGTTATCCCCAATTTCGATCATTTCTTCGGCTGCTCCCTTGTGATGGTGACGCCCTTGTATTCCTTCTTGGTGCGCACGGCGTGTGACACCGTGGCGGCCAGGTCGTCCTGGCCGAGTCCGGCGAGCTGGGTTGCCAGCGCCTTCACCTTGCTGATCTGCGGGGAGAAAGATCCGACCTTCAAGATCTCCTCCATGGCCACAATCATCATGCGGCTGAGCACGTCACCGAAGTCGGCGCGCGCCGTTGGGATCAAGTCTTCCGAGAGCAGCACGCTAGTCGCCGCGTTCAGCACGTCCTGCTGAATCTCGGTCGTGTTGAGCAGGTAGAGGGCCAGCGCACCGAAGATCGGATCCACGTCGATCGTGTGCGCGTTGGGCATGTTGCGGCCCAGCTTGATGGTGGTGCCGTCCGTGTCCGGCACGTTGAGCGAGGCCATCGGGATTCCGTCGTTGTCGCCCACGGCCTCCAGAAGCTCGTTCTCGATCTCCTGCGCCGCGATACCGGCCACCTTGGCGAACGCCCGCGAGTAGTCCGCGAACGCCTCCCGTGCGCCCTGCAGGGAGCGCACCAGGGCGTAGGTGTCTTCGGCCGCCGTCACGTCGCCGCGCTCAGACCGGACGGCCACGATCTGGCTTTCCAGCCACTCGCGCAGCGCTTTCGCGAAGTCCGCCGGACTCGGGAGGTTCCGGACGGCGGGCAGCATCTCCAGCTCCTTACCCGGCACGGTGCAGCTCCTCCAGTCCTGACTGGTAGATCGCGCCGATCGCAGCGCCAATCTCAGGGAACTTCTCGCTCAGGCCGTCACCGATCTCGGCTGTGATGGCGAACTTCATCGGGGGCAGCATCATGCTGTAGAGACCCACTGCGAGCGCGCGGAGCTGGTTGCCGGTGAGCACGTCGCCGTACCCGTTGGCCTGCATCCAGTTCAGGCCCTGCTGGATCGCCAGCAGGGCGGCTTGCTCCTGGCCGTGGTGCTCCTCCAGCTCCTTGGTGGTCAGCTCGTTCACAGGCTCTTCTCTCCGATCTCGACCACGAGGGGCCGGTTTGTCTTGCGGGCGGCGTCGCGCACGGTCTCGACCAGGCAATCCAGGCAGCAGTCCACCATGCTGTGTTCGCCGGTCTGCGCGTCGTGGTAGTAGATCTGGGCCGCGATCAGCGCGCCCAGCTTCTGGCACTGGTCGCAGTGCTCGCCCTGGTTGTCCACTTCGGGCACAGGCTTGAGCGTGATATCGAACTTCTCGACCAGATTCACCGGGGCCTCCTTCTGTCGTTCCCGTTGGTGATCCAGACTTTACCCCCCTTTGTGGGGGAACGCAACAAGGGCACCGGGTGACGTGTCGTCCCGGTGCCCTTGTCTATCCGCGCACTATCGGGGGTGCGCGGAATCCCTCATCAGAACGGCGGTTCGTCCGCGAAGCTACCGCCGTAGCCGCCCGACGGACGGCTGGCCGGTGCGCTACCCCACGGGTCGGATTCCGGCGCGGACCCGCGTGCCTGCTGGCCGCCACCGCGCTCGACACGGTTGACCTTGGCGGACGCCCACTTGAGCGAAGGACCGACCTCATCCACCTCCAGCTCAATCACGCTGCGCTTCTGGCCGTCCTTCTCGTAGGAGCGCTGCTTCAGCCGCCCCTGAACCATCACGCGCGAGCCCCGGAACAGCGACTCGGCCACGTTCTCCGCCATCTGCCGCCAGGCGTTGCAGCGCAGGAACAGCGCCTCGCCGTCCTCCCACTCGCCGGTCTGGTTGTTCTTCGTGCGCGGCGTGCTCGCCACGGTGAAGTTCGCGACGGCCGCGCCGGACGGCGTGAACCTCAGCTCGGGATCGGCGGTCAGGTTGCCGACGACCGTGATCACAGTCTCGCCAGCCATCAGCGGACACCCCTGTCGTATTCGCGCTTCGCGGCCTGCTCGTGGGCGGCCTGAGCCTCGCGCAGGGCCTTCTGGTCCTGAAGCTCCTGCCAGGTCTGCCGGAAGCTGACCGCGAAGTACGCGATGGCCACCGCCAGGTTGAGCGCCCTCAAGACCTTGATCGTCTTCTCCATGTCTCCCTCTCAGAAATTCGGCTTGGAGCCGTTGGAACCGCCACCGGAATACGCTGCACGGATCGAGCTGGCGACGGACTGGTAACCGGACATGATGGAGCGCAGCGAATGCATGTTCGCCTTCACCGCGTCCAGCTTCATCTTCGCGATCATGCGCTGGATGAACTCCGTCTCGCAGGTGACGGCGGCACGGGCGGCACGGATGTCCGCCGCGCCGCCGTGGTTCGCCGCTTCGAGCAGAGCGCGCGCGTGCGCGGCTTCGTACTTGAGCACCTTGTCCGCGTAGTCCTCAGCGCAGAACCGCTCGTAGTGCGCGCCGCGTTCGATCCGGGCCATCGCGTCCAGAAGGTGCTCTTCGACCATCTTCGAGTCGTACGGCAAGGTCGGGTCGATCACGTCGACGGATGCCAGGATCGGGTCCGCCGGATGGACGGCCGACGCCAGGCCGGTCACCGAGGTCACGTTACGAAGCTCGTCCTGAACGACCACCGGCTGAGCGCGCTCCGCGTCCGCCGTGGTCTGCGAGAGCGGCATCACGAGGTCCATGGAAATGGAGTTCGGCGGGAAGCCGAGAACCGTTCCGCAGTAGCAAACCACGCCCATCTCCGGGTCGAACTCCGCGCGCCCAGGACAGTCCGCATGCTGCGGGTCCTTGCGCTTCATCGAACGTGCCCGCTCGAAGTTGGCGGCCGCGATGTCGGCGGCCGTCAGCGCTTCGTTGTGTTCCTCGCGGGCATCGTCCCACTCGGATCCGGTGGGCTCCTGCGCACGGCGGTCAGCTTCCGCGATCCACTGATCCTCTGACCGCATCTCCGCTTCGTCGGCCATCAGTCCTCCGGCAATTCAGACCGGATCGCCAGCAGCCACAAGCGCAGGGGCTGGGTGGTGCCAGCGCTGGTGACCGGCACATCGGCCAGGCCCTGTTCGGTGGCGTAGTTGACGATGCCGGACAGCTTGGCCCGCGTCATGCCCATGGCCCGCGCGGCGGCGAGCCCTTCCTGTGCGCGCTGCTCCGGAGTGCCCTTGGGGCTGGCCTGGCGCTGCGCCTGCTGGCTCTGCTGCGGGGCAGGAGGCTGCTCCTGCTGGCGCTCCGGCGCGCGCTGGCCGGATCCGACCGGCGGCCCGTAGTCGTCGCGATCGCCGGGGCGCTCGCTGTCCGGGTCCGGTTCATCGGTCGGGATCATGAATGCCTGGGTGAGCGCGGTCTTGAGGGCCATCGTCATGGCCTTCGCGGTGGCCTTGTCGCTGTTGTCCTTGCCCTGGCCGTAGGACTCCATTGTCAGGGTCGAGCCGTCTTCGAGGCTGGTCAGGACGAACTGGACTTCGACATACACGTCCGTCCAGCGAGCGCTGCCACCGTTAGCGAAAGGCTTGTCGTAGCTCTCGATCGTGCGGTCCTTGGTGAACGTCTGCATGAAGACGCCGTGGTCGCGGAACGCCTTGCCGATCGCGGCCGCCGTGTCATCGAACTTGCGGAACTTGTAGTTGCCGCTCTTGCCGCCCTCGTAGTCACCGGCCTTGGGCACGTAGGTGACGGCCCGCATAACCTCGCGGATCGCGGAGAGGATGCGCTTGCCAGGAATCACGGCGGACGCCAGCTGGGTGGCCTGCATGCCGGACTGCGCCAGGGCGGTGGCGGACTCCAGGACCACCTTGGTCTCGGCGCGCGTCTGCTCCAGGATGCTTTCCAGGGGAGCCCGCACGTGCTGGATGACCAGGCCTTCGATCCGGTCACTCAGCGCGTCTTCCTCCATGACCGCACCGGCACCTGAGCCGTTGCTCAGCTCGACCACGGTGGCGGCCAGGTCGTCGACGGTCGCGGCGAGACCTTCGACGGTCTTCTTCACGGTGTTGAACTGGTCGTCGGTCTTGGCCTTCATCGCGGCCTGCATCCCGGTGATCATGCCCTTCAGGGCCTCCATCGTCGGGTTGCCGGAGGGCCCAGCGACCGGGATCTCAGCGGCCACCGGGCCCCCCTTCTCATCTGTCGTCGCGGCGGGCTTAGCGGTTGCCCTGCTGCTTGTGGCTGCCATCGGGTCTCTCTCCTCCTAGAACTTGCCCGTGCGGGCGTACTGTTCGAGCCCCTTTTCGAGGGCCGCTGTCACGGACTCTCCGGATGCGCGGATGCGCTCCTTGATCACTTCGTACTCATCACCTGGCATACGGAAGCGCATGCGCTTCCGGCCCGCGTTGCTGGGCCGCGCCGCCGGGTGGGCAACGCCGTCGGTGCTGGGTTCGGCGGCCTTGCTCGCCTTGCGGAGAATCGCACGGCCCACGGCCGACAGGTTCTGTGCCTTTGAACGGGCCTGTGCCTGAGCGGCGAGCAAGATGGGGATCAGGATCTCGCCCTCGAACTGCTTCGATCCCATGGGTTTCTGCTGGTTGTCGGTCAACTTAGTGCCTCCTTTCCCCATCGACTTTACCCCCTTGCGGGGGGAAAGTAAACTACCCCGATGACTCCGCCGAAACCGAACTGGCCAGCCATCCGCGAGAAGCTCCTGATCAGGTGTGAAGGCCTGTGCGAGGTGTCAGGTTTACCACTCGACCCCGACACTTTCGATGCGCACCATCGTCGCAATAAAGGCATGGGCGGCACTGTGCGGCCCGACCGCGATGCGCTGTCCAACCTGCTGGCGCTCGACCCAGTTATCCACAACGGTTGTCCACAGTCTGTGCATGCACGTCGGGCATGGTCGGATGAGCGCGGATACCTGGTGCCAAAGCATGAGGATCGAGCGAAGGACTTCCCGGTTCTCCTGCGCGGTATGCGCTGGGCGTACCTGACCGATGACGGACGGTACCTGTACCTCTAAACGGGCGACGCCCCCCGGTTCCGCCGATCCGAGGGGCGTCTAGGAGAGATTTCCCGTGCAGCCCTGAGAGAGGCTGAACAGAAGGTTAGCCGGTCAGTGCAGCGTTCCACCAGCCTGGCTCGTGATGGGGGCCATGCTGGCACGTGCCGGAGCGACACGCGCGCCGCTGGCGGCCACCGGCGCGACGGCGTTCTGACGAGTCAGCCAACCAGCCAGCAGAGTTGCGAACGTCGCGGCCGCCATCTGCTGCGCCGTGGTCAGCGTCAGCCCAAAGGCCATCACGAGCTGGATCAAGACGTTCGCGCCACCCAGCAGGACGGCCAGGCCCTTTTCGACGGCGACCGAGAAGGCCGTCACGGCGGCCGCGATCAGCGCCACAACCGCGTTGAGAACGCCCGACTGCTCGTCGGTGAACGGGAAGATGAACACGGAAATAACCTGGATGATCGCGGCCACCAAGGCGGGCGTCATCGCGGCTTCACGGATCTTCAACACTTCAGCCTCCTGGCAAAAGGGGAACACTGCTACTCGTTGAGGTGGGCATGGGACCCTGGATCTCGGTGATGCACCCGTACAGCGTGTAGCGGGTACCGTCGGCGCTGGTCAAGTCCTTCGCCTGGTTGAAGTTCTGGCCGTAGTTGCGGCACAGCTGTTGCGGCAGGAACTCGGGGTTAGCCTGCACGTAGCTCACGAACGCCTGCTGGATCTGCGCGTCCGTAGGCGGTGGCGCGTCCTTGCCGTCGACCCCGTTCTTCCCGTCGGTACCCGGCTTGCCGTCTTCGCCTGGCGGGCCGGACGGCGGCGGGCTGGTGGCCAGGTAGCCCGCGAGCGCCTGGGAGATCTGACCTGGTGTCGGGCCTGCCGGGGTGACCGGGTTCACGATGAAGTAGCTCGCCACGGCCGCGCCCAGCTGTGCCGCCGTCGGATGCGCATCGGGGAGCTGGGCGAGCACGCGTGCGGTCGCGGCGGCTACGAGCGTGTCCGTGGGGTCTGAGCTGTCCGGTGCCGGGATCGGAACAGGAGCCTGGCCACGCTCCTGGAGCGCGCGGTTTGCCTCCTGGGCGGACGAATAGGCCTGCTCCGCGAGCTTGCGGGCAGCCTCCTGGTCCTTCGCGGCGGCCTGCTGGGCGACGGACGCCCGCGAGGCACTGGAGAACGCGAGGCCGGACACGGTGATGGCCACCGCGCCCATGATCATCGACACCGCAACGGCCGCGATGAACGCGATCTTGGCGACCTCGCGCCGGTCCGGCTTCCGGTCGATGTCGTGGGCGGCCTGCTCTAGCGCGGCGTTGCCGGTCGCCAGCGCGTCGGTGAGCGCCTGATCTCTGCTCTCTCCCGCGTTCACAGCTCGCCTTCCTGGCTGTAGTGGCGCTCGCGTCGGCAAGCTTCGAGCTGGGCCCGAATGCCTTGGTAGCGCTCCTCCAACACAGCGCGGTCACGCTCGCACTCTGCAAGTTGCTTACTCAACCTGCGCACCTCTTCCTCTGCCCGATCCGCTTCCTCCGCGTTGCGCGCCGCCTGGACGGCAACCATGTCCATGGCTTCCCGCACGGGGTTGAACGAATCGTGACCGGCGGGCAGTGACACCTTATCCGGCGGCCCCTCAATCTGGGGTTCTTCCGGATCGGGCGCGGACCGTCGTCTTAGGTACGCGGCACCCAGCGCACCCAGAGTGAGCAGGAAGACAACGACAATCACCACCCATGCCGGTTGACCTTCCAGGTAGGTCAGGTCCACGAGGCGCTCCAGAGTGTGAGGGTGATAGAACTCCTCGCAGTGTTACACACCCCCATAGCGGGGTGCGAACGTCTACGCTCGCAGTGGATCAGAGCCCGTGCGAATAGCACAAAGTGGGATAAACAAAGCTCCATTTATATGTGCCGGAAATGAGTCGACCAACCACATTCACCTGAACCTCGTAACCGATCAGGCCCTGGCCCGCGAAGTCGAGATCCCAGAAAAGGTTGGTCGTCGTGCCACCAGCGCACGAGATTTCCGAAGACGTATACGTGGTGCCAGCCGGGTTGTTCCACACCAATTCCAGGTGCACGCCCACAACGGGATTGTTCAGCGTCGACACGACGAAGCCGAAGAACTTAAGCATATGCCCAACCATCGGGCCGTAGCCACGGAACAGACCCCGGTTGGCCCCGTTGATGCAGTTCGCCGCCGGGATGATCGGCAGGAATTCCGTGCCACCACCGAATACCCCGACTTCGTAGAAGTCCTCCACGATCGGATAAATGGGAACTGCGGCCCACGGCCACTGAACCCCCCCCGACCGGGCTTCACGGAGGATCGGCGCGTCGTCCGCGTCGTGCATTGTGAGCTGCTGGCGAAGAGGTTTGTTAATCGGGTTCGCAGCTTCGCCCTGATCGTCGTAGACCCACAAGACGCGTGCATGCTTCGGGTCATCGCGGGAAAGGGCAAAGCCGCGCTGCCTTTTGCCCAGTACGCCGTCGTTCGGCGAGAACTCGCCGATCCAGAGGTATGCGCCACCCAGGCCGCCAGCGTAGTTGCCGCGCCACTTCATCAAGCCGTCGTCCACGACCGCGTTACGAAGAGGGTTCGAGCGCAAGGCAGATTCAGTTACCCGCTTCGTTTCAGCGATGGCGTCCACGATGTTGGTGCTGCGGGGCGTGAACTCCTGGATCTGTCCGTATGGATCAATTTCACCCACTGTCCACGTCCTCCCTTCCGCTCAGCACCAGCTCGACTGTTTCGGCATTGTCGCCTTCCGGTGGCGTGACCTTCCACCCCATAATGCGCGAGATGTACGTGACGCCCCGCGAGCCGTCCGCGTTGTCCGGCCACGTCCAGTCGTCTGTCGTGAATAGACAGTCATCGCCGATATTGTAGGAGCCGAAGTACGGGAACAGATCTCCGCGCACCTGCACCGAGTCGATGAATTGCTCGTTGGTGTAGCCCTGAATCAGCTTCGCGTCCGTCTGCTCCTGGAGCGTGGAACCGTTGCTCACGTCCGGGTTAGAGTACTTGTCTTCGGTGACAAGGAATCCGTTCGTTACGTCGTTGGAGTATCGGCTATAGACGCGAAGTGCGTCATCATCGAATCCAGCTCCGGTGCCCCACACCATGTTCGACACGGCGGCCGCGTTGTAGGCGTACCTGATATTGGCTACGTTTCCGCGCCCGTCCACGTAATACGAGAAGCGCGGGATCTGGCCACCGCCGTCGTAGGTCCGGCCGAGACGCGGATAGCCCCACACGAACTGACAGCGGAACGAGGTCGCATCGTAGGCGCTGGCTCCGGAAAGGACGCGCATGGCCGTGTACCACTCGTAGCCGTTGATGATCTTCGAGCGATCCTGGTGCGCCGTCAGCAGGTTGGTTTCCTGGCCGCGCCGGTAGGTCATATCGCGCGGCACGCCCATGTTCGCCACGGGCGCTTCGACGTTGATCCAGCCAGGGAACAGGCCCCCGATGTTTCCGAGCTGGGAGAAGAATCCGGGGTTGAGCAGGTCGCGCACGATCTGCGCCTGGTCTGCGCCTGTCCATGTGCAGCCCGGCAGAAGGTTGCCGGAGCCGTCACGCTGGCCAAGCGGGGGCGGGCCGGTGATCAGACGGCGAGCCCAGAGCGACTCGACCGTCTGAAAAGTGCAGTCCATTCGACCCGTAGAGGGGATTTTCGGCTCTCCCCACAACACGCCGTGGAACGGGATCGTGTGCTCCTTGATTCCCGAGATCGGGTTGGTCACCGTGCGCACCACCACGATGCCGGTCTTACGAGCCACGAACTTGTCCCACGGGTACATCGCGCGAACCTCAGGGTCGGCGAGCTGGACGCTGGCGCGCAGCTCGCCGACGCCGCGCGCCAGGATGGAGAACTGGACACCGGACAGCGGGAATGGCGCGTTGGTGATCGTGGTCGGGTCGCCGTTGATGTAGTTGACCGGCCAGTAGGAGTACGAGACCTGCTGAGGGTCCTCGGGGCCCGCGTCGCCGAAGCTCGTCACATCGGCACCACCAGCACGGAAACGGCCGTGCCGGGGTCCACGGCCAAGCCCTGAGTGCCAGCGCCAAACTTGCGCTGGGCCCAGATTTCCAGGGTGATGGCACCGGTCAGGACAGCAGACGCGCCGGTGATCGGGATCGAGTTGGTGCCGTTGTACACGGAGTCGCGAGTTTCGTACGCGCCCGGCGTGCCGTGGATCGTGCCGCCGGAACCGCCGGAACGGACGTTGAATGCCCAGCCGCAAACCGGGTCAATGCCTGCCCAGATTGCCCCAGAGAACACGAGCTTGTACCGGTAGCCGGGATCGGCCACGGAGAGACTGCCGATCACGCGGTTGGCCGTGCTGGAGGTCAGCACGTAGGCGCCGAAGTCCAGCGCGTACGGCGTGATCCCGTGCCAAGCGGAGTCCTGCCCCCACATGCGCTCACGCGCAGGGATCGCGCCGGAGCCGGGCAGTACCTCCTTCTCGCCGAAGTAGACGCCAGCGTCGCCCACCTGGTTGTCGAAGATCGGGATCTGGGAGCCAACCAGCGCCGTCCGCTTGCGTACGTCGGTGACCACGGCCTGGGTCGAGCTGGCGTTGACGGCCAGCTGGTAGAAGGGCAGGAAGCCAGCGGGCAGCGTGGGAACGGCGGGCGTTCCGGCGGCGGGTGTGCCCTGCACAACAACCACGTCCACGTCGTTGAACGCGCCGGAGTAGAAGGCGTCCCGAACCTGCACGCCCACCACGTCGATCCGGTTGGTGGTCGGCGAGCTGCCTGTCAGCGTGCGCGATTCGTTGGCGGCCGATACCGCGATGTAGTCACCGGCATTCGCGGCGAACGTGTTGGAAATGACGGCGCGGAACGGGCCGATGGTGATGTTGAAGCCGGTGTTCGAGTAGGGAGCCGACCACGCGTTGAGGTCGGGCAGGAGGCCGGAGCGCGCGCGCGAGTTGTCGCCGGACTGCTTGTACATCCGGGTGGTGACCAGGTACTGACGGTCCTTGACAGCGTCGTACGTGCCAGCCTGGAGATACCCCGGCGGGGTGATCAGTGCCATTCTCTACTCCCAGGTGTTTCGCCAGCTCAGGCAGAGCGACGCGTCAACGGTGAAGGTGCCGCTGGTCGCACGCCAGCGTATCGTGTTGTTCCCCGGCACGAGGGGGAAAGGTCGCCCAACGATCCGGTATTGCGACGGCGTGATAACTCCGGTGCGCCCATCGATCACGACTGTCTGACCGGACGCTACCGAGCTGGTCAGCGTAAACGTCTGGCCGGTGCTCTCGTTGGAGATGACCGGGTTGTCCACCGCGCCGGTGATGGTGAAGACCGGCCACGCGTCGATGTCACCCGCGTTGAACAGGTTCATCATGCCGCCGGGGTTCGTCGTCGCCCCGTAGTTCCAGCTGTACGTCTTGTTGTAGGTGCGCCCAGAGACGGACGACACAGGCAGGCCCATGCAGTTCGAGAGCGCAGGCCCGGTGCCGTACTTCCATGGCGGGTTCGCGGCCACCAAGGTGAAGTTGAAGCGCGTGGCGACGCCGCCGCGCTGGTGTCCCATGACCGGCGTGGAGCGGAAGTCACCGACGGCGCGGCAGACCAGGCCCATCCGCACGCGCTCGCCGAAGTCGTACTGGTCCCAGACAACGGTCTTCCGGGGGCCCAGCATGGCCCGCATCGTCCGAATGTTGTCCCGCAGAGTCGCAGCGTCCGGAGCGACCATCGCACCCTCCACGGCCAACGTGCGGGGCGCGACGCTGTTGGGACCAATCAGTCCGCCGTCGCGGCCACCAGCCTGGTCGATCGGGGTGATGAACTCGATCCCCTCCCAGCCTTCCGGCTCGCCGACCGCGATGTACGTACCGTTGGCCATCTGAGTGTTCAGCCAGATGTCCGTCACGCTGGTGTCCAGCCCAGGCCCCATGCGGTACTGGCCGTCGGTCGGGACCGATGGCATGTGCGTGTAGATGTTGACCGCCGGAGCCGTCACAGTGCCACCCCCGTCAAGTGCTGATCGTTAACGCCATCCTGCACGCCCTGACGCTGCACGGAGAACGTGGACGCCCCGCTGAGCAGGTCGGTGTTCGCGCGCCGGAGCACGGTGTCTGCGAACTGCTTCACGTCGGTGCCGGGCAGCATGTAGTTGTTCTGGATCATCCCGGTGCCAGGGATCGCGGTCAGGTTGTTGCCGCTTGCGCCGGTCGGGTTGGTCGCGAAGGCCATATTCAGGGGCGCGCCCATCGTGTCGGTAACGCCGTTCGCCAGCGCGCTGGCCGCATTGTTCACGGCCGGAGTGATCTTGTCGATGCCCTTGATCAGACCCTCACCGATGAAGACGCCGATCTTCGCCATCTCCTTCGAGGGGCTGGAGATTCCCAGCGCGCCCTTGATGCCGCTCAGGATCGACTTGCCAACGCTCACAACCTTGTCGATAACGCCCTTCACCATGCCGGTGATCCCATTGATAAGACCCTGCAAAAGGTCGCGTCCGGCGTTGAACAATAGCGACGCGAAATTGCCCACGGCGCTCAATATCTTGCCGGGTAGCTGGGCGACGAAACTGACCGCGCTCGACACGCCAGACGAGACCGCATTTACGATATTGGTGAATGCGGTCTTCACCGTATTCACGAAACCCTGGAATCCGGAGCTTATAAAGCTTCCGATACGACCTACGATTCCGGTGATGGTGCTAGAAATCGTGTTCCAAATTGACGAGACAATTGTGAGCAGCCCGGAGAAAATAGCTGTCACTGTGTTTACGACACCGGAAATTACCGAGAGCACAACGTTCATAGCACCAGCGATTACCGACGCGACTACGCCGAATGCATTTGCGAGCGGCGTAATGGCGCTCGCTATGAATCCGATAATGGTCGCGGTCAGCTGCGCGAACAATGCGATGATAGGCGCGAGCGTCTGGATAATTGTGATCAGCGGCGGGATCAGCGGAATCACGGCCTGCACAATTGCGAGAATTGCGGTTATCAGCGGATTCAATACGGGCAGCAGCGCACTGAAGATCTGCACCACGGCCTGACCGAGAGCACCGGCCAGCGGCGCGAGGGCAGCACCGAGCTGAGCGAAGGCATTCGCGATCACGGGCAAGATCGGCTGGATCGCCTTCAAGACGTTGTTGATCAAGAGCTGGAAGGGCGGTATCAGCGCCTGGATGATCGTCAACAGCGGGCCGAGTGCGGCGGCCGCGAGCTGGACGATCGGCGGTATCAGCGGCGCGACGGCGGTCAAGATCTGGCCGATGATCTGCACCAGGCTGGTGATGATCGGAATCAGGGGCGGGATGGCTTGAGCCAGCACACCGGCGAGCACCTGGGCAAACTGGCCGATGACCGGACCCAGGGTGGCCATCACCTGACCGAGGCCCTGGCCGAGGACAGCCGCCAGCTGGCCGATCGCGGGCAGCGCCGGAGCGATCCCCTGAATCAGCGCGGCGAAGCCCTGGCCCAGTGCGGCAATGCCAGGCGCGGCCGCCTGGAGCGCAACGCCCAGCGCCTGCACGACCGGCACCAGCGCGGGACCGATGGTGGTCGCCAGGTTCGCGATGATGGGAACGAGGGTCGTGCCAACCACCTGGGCGAGCTGAAGAAAGACAGGCAGGACGGCGGCTACGACGGCCTTCATGGACGAGAAGAACGTAGTCAGAGCGGTCATACCCTGGGCCGAGTTGACGAACTCCTTGATCTGCCCTGTGATCTCCACGAGGTTGTTTAGGAAGCCGCCACCGCTGGCCTGGGCAGCCTCGAAGACGCCACGGAAGATCCCGAACACGTTCTTGAGGACCGTGCCTAGCTGCTTGACCGTGTCGATGGCGGTCTGGAAAAAGTCGGACAGCGCGCCGGATGACGCGGCCGTCCGAATGAAGTCGCCGAACTTGATGGCCAGGCCGCTCACTCCGGCCGTGATCTGCGGCAGGAACGAGCCACCCACCTGGCCGATGTCCAGGAACGCGGACAGTACCGGCTTCACGGCAGGCACGAGGTTGGCGAACGAGGACTTCAGGCTATCGACCAGCAGGCTGACCTGACCGACGGTCTCGCCGTCGTCGGCGAAGCTGATCGCCTCCTTGCCTGCCGCGTTGATGGTCGTGGCCAGGCTCCCGAAGAGGTCACGGGCCACCGGCAGGTACCGGGTTGCGAGGTTCTGAACGCCCTTGCCTAGGCCGTCGAACAGGTTCTGCTGCACCTGCAACTGCATCTTGTCGAACTCAGGCTTGATGCCCTTGATCGACTTCACGAACTCCTGCGCGGACGGCGCGAGCCCCTTCAGCGACTCGTTGAACTTCGCCACGTCGCCGGACGCCAGCGCCTTGAACGACTCGCTGATTCCCTGGGTGCCCAGCTTGATGGTGGTGGACACCGCAAGGAATCCAGCGAACGCGGCGGGCAGCAGACCGGCCACGCCAGCGGCGTTGCCCAGCACGCCGATCAACCCGATCACGCCCGTGGTCAGGGACGTGATGCCCGCCAGCCCGGCACCGGCGGCCGCGCCAATGCTCGCCAGCTTCGCGCCGCTGGCGAGCACCGACCCGAACGACTTGCCCAAGCTGGTCAGCTTGCCGAACATCGACGTGAACCGGCTACCAACCCTCTTCGAGGTGGCGTCGGCTTCCTTGTCCGCGTCGTCGAAAATGCCCCCGCTGAACGCCTCGCGGGAGGCCTGCTTGATCTCACGCTTGATGGCCGCGCCCAGGCCAGCGCCTTCAATGGAGAGACGGATCTTCGCTTCGCCGATGACGCGTGCCACGTCCGCCTTCCCTCCTGCGCTAGTGCTGCCCTGTCAGCCTGTTCTGCATCCGGATTTGCTCCGGAGACATACCCCACGTCTCCCGGTCCGGCCGGATGCGTCCTGAGTGGATCGTGAGCTGGTCTTCCAGCGGACCAAGGATCGAGTGCGGGGCTTCTGCGACGATGGCATACACGGCGTCCAGCCAGGTAGCGAGAGGCACCCGCGAGTCAATGCCTGCCAGCACCAGCTTGCCCCGGACGTACGTGGCGTACTCGCCTTCTACCGCGAACCTGGAGATCAGGTACGCGGTGGCGTAGGGCGTTCAGACGCCAGCCCGATGGCCCATTCGAGCACCTTGATCAGGTCGTCCACGTCGATGACGGCGTCATCATCCTCGCGCATGAGGTGCAGCCACCGGCGGCGCGTCGACCACCTGGACGGATCCTTCCAGGAGTCCAGCTTCTCGGCGTCGCTGAACGGGTAGATCTCGCCGTCCGGGCCACGGTAGGACGGCTCGAACTCGGCCAGCTCATCGTCGTCCAGGTCCACCGGCTTCGCCAGCTCGATGGGCTGCCACTTGACGCTGACCAGGCCGTCCTTGTCGTCCATCTGCCGGAGCAGCAGGTTCATGATGCGATCCACGGCGTCGTCATTGTCCGTGCGCAGCGAGTGCATGACGGACGTGAGCGCGGCCCCGTTGGCGACGGCGGCCACCTGGCCATCGAAGACGCGAGGCTCGCCGTCCTCGCTGAGGTACTTCAGCTGGAACGGTTCGCGGACGGGTGGTTTCGGGGTGTGCGAGCCGAAGCTTTTCATGGGCGATCTCTCCTGTGGGTGGTGAATCAGCCGCCAGCGAGTGGCAACGCGCGCTCCAGGAACTTGGTCCCGGTCGTGCCAGGGTGGCGGACTTGCTTGCGGAAGACGGTCTGACCGGCGACCTGGAAGCGTAGGGACTTCTTGAACCGGGCGCGGATGATGTGCGGCGGCGAGCCGTCGTGCTCCACCATCGTGTACTTGAAGCCGCGTCCACCGGCCAGCACTTCGACGATGGGGCCGCGCTTGGTGAAGGTGTCGTTCATGCGGATGCTGGCGAACAGGCGGCCAGTGCGCTTGCGCACCATGCGCTGGGCTCCGGCCTTCGCGCGCGTCATGCGGCGGCGCAGGTCGCGAATCACGGGGCCGTCCGGGTCGCGCACGAACAGCCCCGGCTCCCCGGGGTACAGCTTCACATCCAGGTTGGCCAGCTTGAACTTCAGCGTCACGTCAGAACTCCCGACGTGATCGCGATGGTCCCTTCAACCGCGTGCAGGCCACCAGAGGGGCCGATCATGTTGACCACGCCAGGTTCCACCAGGCCGGAGCCGGACAGTCCTTGGCGCATGCGCGACGCGATCACTACCAGTGCCTGGGAAATCATGCCAGCGTCCTGCATGAACACGATGCCTGCTTCGTGAACTGCTTCGACGGTCGGAAAGGTGGCGTTCCTGCCCTCTGGCTTGGGCGTACAGCGCACGATCTGCACGGAGAAGATGGCGTGGCGCAGCGCGTTGACGGACACCTGAGCGCCCGGCTTGGGGGCCAGCGACGACTGGTCTTCAGCCTGCCCCCACCCGATCCCGGTCAGCGCGACCACAAGCTGTTCGCAGTCCCACGCGACCTCTTCCGGGTTGCCGGGCGCGAGGTACTGCCGGTCCGGCAACGTCAGGTCGGACGCGGCGTAGTGCTCCTGGACGCCCGCCAGGATGGCCAGGCCGAGTTCGGCCACGGAGATCCGCTTACCGAGCGGCCCCGTCATTCCGACTCGCGCAGCGCGTCCAGGGCGGCCAGCTGTGCGGCCAGCTCCTCTTCAGGAGTCAGGGCCGCTGGCGCGTCGCTCGTGGGCTCAGCGGCGGGTTCAGCCACCGGCGCAGAGTCGGGAGTCTCTGCGGGCGGGTCATCCACGATGACCACGTCCGGCGTGCGGCCGCTCGTGCTGGCGTTCAGCGGCTGGCCAATGGGGGCGTACGGGTCGTGGCTCATGGTGCCTGCCTGCTGGTAGACGGGATATCCGGCGACCACACCCTAGCACGTTGACCCCTGGACAAGGGGTTAACCGAGGCCAGGAAGAGATCCACAAAGTAGATGCCCGTGCGGCCGTCCTTCAGGAACTCCTGCGGATCGAGCACGGTCATCGTGATGCCCTGCCGGGTGACGGACTGGACGCGCTGAGGAAGCATGCATTCCGAGTCGCCAGCTTCCGCCAGCGCAAACTGGATGGCGAGTTCGACGGCCGCCTGAACGCCGCTCTCCGGCGGCGGGTTGCCGAACTTGTAGGTGACGGCGGTCGAGTCGTCGCAGACATTCCAGCTTCCGCCGTCGGTGCGCTCCAGGTAGCCGGAGCGAGTCACGCGGAAGTCAGTGAACGGCACGCCGTTCTGCAACACGGCCGTGATCTGGGTGACCGGCGCGCGCGGAAGCTGAATCGCCATCGCGCGGTAGTGGTTCCCCGAGTACAGGCCGGACGGCGGCGGGTACAGCCAGGAGTCGATGATGCTGCCCAGGCTCCAGCAGGAGCAGTCACCCCACGATGCGTGGTAGGGCCACGAGCCGGTGCCGGGTGCTGGCGGCCGCGAGCGCAGCGTCACGGTCTCCGTGCAGTCGCCGCCGTAGAAGCGGCGGCCGGAGAGGTAGAAGAGGATCTCCGACGCCTGCATGAGCTTGACTTCCCACTCCTCGTTGGAGAGGAGAGGGCGGCGGGTTTCGGGCACATCGGCAGGAGTCGCCCATGGCGCGCACAGCACAGACGAACGCGGTGCGGGGGACACATCCACGGGGTCCGGTGCTGTCATGGGGTCTCTCCTGCCGATGCGTTCATCACCCATCCACTCTAGGCGAGTGGCCTGCAACCCCGAGGACGCGAGGGTCTGCCCTCGTGCGAGGGGTCTGCCCCGCGTCCTCAGGGTCGATTCGGACTACGTGATGGTGGTGACCACGGTGTCCGTCTGGCCCGCGTACGTCGCGGAAATGTTCGCGGTGCCGGGTGCGACGCCGGTGACCAGACCAGCCTGGGAAACGGTCGCCTTGGTCTCGTCGCTGGACGCCCAGGTGGCGGCGTTCGTGACGATCTTCGTGCCGCTCGGGGTGAGCGTCGCGGTGGCAACCATCTGCTGAGTGCCGCCCACGGCCGCCGCTCCGGGGTCCGGAGTGACCGCGAGGGAGGCAACCACCGGGTTGGCCACGACCGCGTGGAAAGCGGGGGTCAAGTCCGGCAACGTGTCGACCTGAACGAACTGCCACACGCGATCGGAAGCGAACTCCCAATCGTTGTTCGGCCCGTCCAGCCAGTTCGGGTTCTGGGTCGCGGTGCCCTCGAACTCGGGAACCAGCGGGTCCGCACCCGACAGCGTCCAGTCACCCGACGGGCGAAGGTTCGCACGCGGGATGACCCACCAGAAATACCCCGCGAAAGCGCCGTCGATGATCGCGCGCGTCCACAACTCCAACGAGAAGCCGTTGGGGTTCGGGTCGCTGCCCACCTCAGGCGCGGCGTAGCCGACCTGGTTCGCGCCGCGCTCCAGCACGCGGCCACCGATCGCGAACTGAAGAACGTTCGGGTCCGGCGAGCACACCTGGAGCCCCGAAATGGTGCCGCGCTTCAGGCTGTCATTTGCCTTGTAGGTCAGGCAAATGATGCCAGCACCGTTCTTCTGAACGATTTCGTCGCCATCCTCGTATTCCAGACCGAGCTGCGCCTGAATCAGCGAGTCGGTGGTGTACGAGTTGCGAGCCCCGACCAACGGGTTGCCGTTCTGGTCGAGCTTGGTCATCCTCATGCCCAGGGCAAAGAGGCTTCCTGCGCCGTTGTACGCCATTGCGTTTTCTCCTCCTTGTCCTAGGCCGTGTCCATGGCCAAGTGCACGCAGGGATCAAAGTAGGCCGCAAAAAGGCGGTCAGCCCAGATCTCCTGCCGGTTGATTCGACGGTCAATCGTTTCCGCCGGATCGAATTCGACTTCCACCGGCGTCATGCGCACGGCCACCGGACCGGTCGCATACATCCATTCACCGGCCGCGCCCGCCGGGCTGGTGCCGATGTAGCCCGCGTCAGCAACCACCACCGAATCCAGCGCCGTGTAGAGCGCCTCGCCGCGACGAATCAGCAGGTTCGCCACCGGCGTGATGAGGTGGATCGGCACGTGAAGGAAGACCTGCTGGCCCTTGGCCGCGACGCGCGCGGCTTCCTCCAGCTGGCCCAGCCGTTCCGCGAACGTGCCGGTACCGACCACGGTGGTGGCGTCGGTGCTGGCCAGGTGCGGGTTGACGAACGGCGACCCCTCGATGGTGACGGGGTCCGCCGCGCTGATCTCGCCGGTCCAAAGCTCGTGCGCGATCTCGTAGCTGGCGACCGCTTCGGCCTGCCGCCGGACACGGTCCTCGTCCAGCTGGCCGCCGATGGTCGTGCAGTAGTCGCGCACCCGATAGCCAACCGGAACGTGGTACTGGACCCCACCGCCGTCAGCGATGAAGTCCGGCGCGTCCGGGTTGGTGCACGGGCTGAAGCCCTGGGTGGTGATGCAGCGCTCCGGCCGCCATGCGAAGCCGCCTTCCCACCGCGCGCCGTCGTTCGGGCGACGTGCAGACGAGAGCAGGCCAACGTTCGGCGCGGCCGCCGGGATTGCCTCGATTGGCGCAATGATCGTCACGATGTCCTCCTAACTTGGGAGAGGGGTACGGCCCCCTCGTGATGGGCCGTACCCCACATCAGACGGATCAGTCGACCAGCGCGGAGCCGTCGATGGTGCCGACGATCGAGCCCGTGGGCTGGACCTCCATCACCAGGCGAAGCGACTCGATGCCGTTGAAGGCCGCGCCTTCCCACGATTCGACGAAGGTCTGGTAGCGGTTGGTGCGGTTCAGCGTGCTGTCACGCACCAGGCCTAGGTCGAGCGTGCCGCCGTCCAGGAACAGCCAGTCGCCTTCCGCGAACAGGACCGAGTCGATCTTGTTGATGAAGGGCGGGATGGCAGAGAACGCGGCCGCGTTGTCGTAGAACTGCTGCGGGATGTCGTCCGCGTCGACCACGTCCGGGTTGTCGGTCGGGTCGTCGAACGGCAGGCCGTCCAGGTGGAACGTCACGTTGACGTTGCGGGCCCGGAACCACGACATGATCGTGGTGTCCGCGACGCCCAGGGCGCTCAGGTCGTGCGCCGTGGCGAGACCGCGAGCGATGTCCGCGCGGAACAGGTCCAGCACCCAGCGGGGCAGGATGAAGCGGAGCGGAACCATGCTGTCCAGGCGGTGACGGTTGCGGTAGTACGCGATCGTCTTGTCCAGGTTCACCAGCACGTCGCGAACGGCCGAAACGACCTTGGCGGCGGTCAGGAGCTTGGAGCCGGTGAACAGCTTCGCCAGGAGGCGGTTCTCTGCGAAGCGGGCGTGCGCGACCATCGCGGCGCGAGTGGTGGCGTCCACCCATTCACGGTCGAATCGAGCCGTGAAGTTCGGGTACTGGAGGCACAGGTAGATCGCGTCCACGATCGAGGTGACCACGCCGGGGCACTCGATCACGGCGCAGGTCTTCTCGGGGGTACCGTCCGGCGGGTTCGAGACGGCCGCGTCGTCGGCGGCGGTCCACACACCCAGACCGGCGGGCATGACCAGGGCGTCCATGGGCAGGCGGAACTGGATGCCGCCACGGTCGACCTGGAAGCGTGAGAGCGCGTCACGCACTGGGCGCGAGGTGACGCCCAGCACGTTGATGTCGTACAGGGTTTCCAGCGGGGCGCACAGGCCACCGGCGGCCGTGATGGCTTCCGGGCCAGCCGCGTCCTGGATGCGGCGGGTATTCACCGACGCGGACACGTCACTGGAGAGCTGGCGCGACTCCGGGTAGGAGAACTCGATCCGGGCGACGGTCTGACGGCCGCTCACGGTCGACTTGCTGATCGCGTTGTGCTTCTCGACCAGGGCGTCCATCAGGGCGTCACGCGAGAACTGAACGCCCAGCGGGACGGTCGCGGTCGCGCCGGTCGAGCGGGTCACGGCGGTCACGGTACCGCCGGTGACGCGGGCCGCCGGAGCGGTCTTCGCCTTGGCGGCCTTGGTGATGCTGCCCAGCTTCGCGGACGCGGTCACGGTGTCCTCGGTCTCCGGCTCGGTCTCGACCTCGGAAACCTCGGTCTCCGGCTCGGTCGGAACTTCGGTCGGCTCGTCGGGAACCTCGGTCGGTTCCTCGGTGAACTCGCCGCGTGCGGAGTCGAGGCGGGCCGCGAGCTGCTCGCGGTTGCCGATCTCGGCCAGCACGGCGTTGCGGGCGTCGCGAAGCTTCTCCAGCTTCTCGACGTTGGCGAGAGTCGACTCGGTGCCGACTCCCTGGGCCTCCTGCTTGATGGCCGCGAGAGCTTCGCTCAGCTCGTCGGCGGTCGCCTCAGCAAGGCGGGCCATGATCTCTTCGATGTTCATCGAAAGATCCTTCCCTCTTGTCAGTGGTCAATGCCGGGGCAACGGTTGGCCGACGCTAGGCGTCTCGCCGTGGCACGAGCAGTTAGACCGCTAACGCCAAGGAGCCCTACGCGGAAGACAGTACTGCTTGCCCCGCGTAGGGCTCCCCGACTTACGGGGGTTAAAACCCCCGTGATTCTTGCTATGCGCGCCGCCGTGCGGGCGCACCCTGCCTGGAACGGAAGACGGCCACCGTGTGCAGCAGACGAGCCAGGTGGCTGTAGAACGTCGGCGCGCTGCCACGGATCACCCCGTGCACGTGCTCGCGATGACTCACGCCAGGCAGGGAAATCTCTTGCGCCTGGGCGAGCGCGACGGCGGCCACCGCCAGGGCCCGGATCTCTCCGGGCCCCATGCGGGCCACGATCGCTTCAGGTGTTTCCATGCGGCTTCCCGTGCTTCTCGACCAGCGCGTCCAACTCGGCCACCACCTCAACGAATTCAGTCAGCTGGCGAACCAGGTTCTGCGCCGCGCTCCCGGTCGCCGCGAACGAATAGCCGAAGTCCGGGAACATCGGACGGATCTTTTCGACCATGGTCTGAATGTGCTGAGCCTGACCAGTCAAGATCTTCAGCTCCTCAGCGCGCTCGCTCATGCGGTCACCTCGGCCTTCCAGTCGTCCGGGAACGCGGCGTTGAACTCGATATCGGACCAGTCCACGATCACGATGTACTTGCCTTCCTGGCGGCCGTGGCCGGTCGCCTCCAGGCGGCGCACCAACACGCGCACGTAGCCGCTAGCGAGACTGCGCCGGTTGTTCCGCGTGACCCACTTCTGGACCTCGCTCACGAGCTCGCTACGGCGGATGCCGCGCTCCAGATCGCGGGCTTCGTCGGCGCGCATTTCCAGCAGGAGGCGCGCCACGCGGGGCGCGATGGTCGGCCTGTTCATCGCTTCGCACTCACCTTCCGAGTCGCCTTGCCGTGCTTCTTGACCTGGTACCACTCGTCCTTCCGAGGGCACGTGAGCGCGTGGTGGGCGTACAGCACCAGCCCGGCGCGCTGCATACCGGCGAGCTGGCCGACGCTGGGATAGCTGGCCTTCAGGTCGCCGTCCGCGCCGGTGGACAGCACGATGTTGCCCTTCTCCTGCGACGCGTCCATGTCCGCGTCCAGCGGGAACCGAACGCCCTGAGTCTTTGCGTCGTCCGCCCAGACCACCTTCAGTTCGCACGAGCGGCATTCGTTCAGGTGCGGATCCATGCGTGCCTCGATCACCGGCCCGCCCCGCAATCGAGCTTGTGCGAGCCACGGCGGCGGCCGCATTCGCGGCAGGCTCCGGTGATTCCGCGCAGGAACCATTCGATCTTGTCAGCGGCGCGCGAGAGTGCATCCCTCAGCGCCCACCAACAGTTCTCCAGGGGGTTCATCGGCGGTGCCGTCCTTTCTTAGGTCGGGTCTCAATGAGCAGGCCAGCGATGCCACCTGCCAGCATGGCGGCCACCATCAGCGCCGCCTGGAGGTACTGCGGGCTGGGAAGCCCCCACGTCCAATCGAGGAAGTACGCGGGGAACATCAGGATGAGCGCGACGGCGTACACGGCGGTCCAGGCGATCTGACCGGTGGTCACGAGGTGAGGGCTTCGGAACCCGCGAGGAACATGCCGATCAGCTCCAGCGCGGTGTCGTTCTCGATGTTCAGGGCGGGCGTGTGGACGCCCAGCATGAGCATTGCGCCTTCCAGGAACTGACGGGGGTCCGTGGTCTTGTGCCACTCCGACGGCTGGCCGGTGGTGGTCAGGATGACCTGCGGTTCCCCGGTCCAGATCTTGGGGGACATCTTGGCTCCGGCGACGGCGTCGCCGAAGACGCCAGGCGCGTAGGCCAGAATCGGCGGCTCGTCCTCCTTGTCGATCATTTCGTAGGCCTGCTCGCGGTCGTCCGCGTACAGGACGTGGTCCGGCCAGCGTTCGTGCAGCCGGTTCTTCACGATCTCCGTGACCTCGTCCGGGCACTTGCCCCCGGTGGCCCCGATGACGATCAGCTTGCGCACTGAGGTCTCCTCTCGGTGGTCGTTCTCAGTAGACTCTCGACTTTACCCCCTCAGGTGGGGGTTAGGCAAGATGCTAGCCTGAACGCGGTCCGATAAGGATCACCCGATAAGGGCAGTGAAAGGAGCGGCAATGCCGCACGAGAACATCAATTCCAGCATCGACGGCGAGTGGCGCACCCAGGTCATTTGGAAGCCAGCCGCGCAGCAGGTCAGCGCGTATGACGAGCCGGAGCCCGGCTACGTGCAGCTGATGACCGAGCATCTGCGGAGCAGCGCAATCTTCCCCGGCTCGCCGCCCAGCGTCGTCAACGAGGCGTACACGGCGGGCGCGACGCCTGGCCAGCCGCATCCGTCCACCTCGGAAGCACCGGCGCATCCGTGCACCGGGTTCGCCGTGATGCACACACGCGAGGACATCAACCGTGTGATCCGGATGCTCCGGCGCGCGCGTGACTCCGCGTTCGGGGCCGACGCCTAGGCACCAAAAAGCCCCCAGAGTTTTCAAGGCTCTGGGGGCTCCTGGTGGACCCACCATGTCAACGACGCGCTGAGCCTATCAGCTGGCCGCCTTCTTCTTCTCCCAGTCCGCCACGGCGGCACACGCTTCCGCCTGGGAGCCGGGGTTGACCTGCTGCTTGCCGGGGAAGTTCACGTCCCCCGTGGAGCACATCTTCTTCGCCGCGTTGACCGCCGTCGCGATCGCGCGCGACTCGTCCATACCCTTCTCCTGAAGGTGCGTGGCGATCCGCTTGATGTACTTCGGCAGGCCGCCAGCCTTCTTCACCCAGTTGGGCTTCTTGGCGTACTCCACGTCGACGGCGTCCGGCTCGAAGGCCAGCTCCCAGGCGGCGATCAGCATCCGGTTGTCCAGGTTGAGCAGCGTGGACATGGCGTCGGCCATGCGATCTTCGTTCGTCAGCCGCATGTCGACGCGGGCCGCCGTGGCACGCTGCGCCAGCTCGGTCCGTTCGGCCATGCGCCGTTCCACTTCGTCGGCCACCGCATCCAGGTCGATCAGCCCGGCGGCGAGCGGCTGGCGCACGACCCCGGCGGCCACAAGAGCAACCGGCACCCCGGCGGCGACGCGAGCGCGAGGCACCGGGAACCCGCCGGTGTTGACCGCCAGCGCGGCCACCAGCTCCAGCGGGCCGCCGTTGAAGGGCCGCCAGTCGCCGGACAGCGGGCTGGCACGCAGGGCGTCAATCTGCTCCTGGGTGACGGTCTTGCGCATCACTCCGTGCACCCAGATCCCAAACTGGTCTTCACCGGCGGTCACGTCGGCCACGACCGTGTTGACGTTGTCGTAGTGCGCGGCCGCGTCGGCGGCGGACAGCGCCGTGCTGGCGTGGCCACCCTCGCCCATGGTGATGCGCCCGGCGGCCACCGAGTACGTGCGGTCCGCGTCGCGCACCCGGACGGCACCGGTGTTGAAGTAGGCGTAGTCCTCGTGCGAGTGCGGCGGCGTGATGCAGGCGTTGGGAAAGCTGGTGTGGCAGGTGCCCCACGTTGCCAGGTGGCCGTAGACCTCGATGAAGCCAGGGATGCTGTCCTCGTCCAGCGTGAGCGCGGTCGGGCCGTCCAGCACCGGATCGGCGAATGCGTGCGCGGGCGGCAGGTTGCGCCCGATCGGCGTCGCGGCGGCCACGACCGGGTCCACGTCCAGCCCGGCGGCGCACGGGAAACAGTCGTCGCCGAGTTCGGCGCAGCGCCACGCGGGCGCGGCCGAAGCCGCCAGGGCCTCTTCGTTGGGCGCGGCCTCCTGGCCGTCGATCAGGATGTAGGACTGGGCGAACGCGGGGATCGGCACGAGCGTGGTGGCCGCGATCTTCCCGGCGGTCATGCGAATCTGCTTGGGGCCGTTCTTGACGCCGTCGTCTTCGGCCTCTTCGCCCCAGACGAACTCGGCTTCGACGCCCGCGAGGTCCGCGCTGTTGCCGGTGAGGTAGCCGCGCATGGCCAGCTTGGTGCCGTGCGCGTCCGGGTCCAGCTCGCCGGTTCCGCTCCAGACGAACGAGCCTTCGGGGAAGGGCTCGCCGGTCTCCTTGTTGATCACCTCGGGTCCGGGGTGCCGGGTGAGGGTCTTCAGGCGGCCGATGACTTCCGCGCCGTCGTGGCCGTCGCCGCCGTCCGGGTTCGCGGTCTGCGCGAGGATGGAGAGCGGAAGTGCGCGGTGAGTGAGCGCACCGGGCACGATGAACCGGCCGTCGTCGGTCTCCATGCCTTCGACGATGACCACGGGGAACGTGACCGGGATACCGTTGGACAGTTCGGGCGCTTTGTCCGGAATGTCCTCTTCGGGTGGGGTCGGCTGCACTTCGATCTTCGCGGCCATCTGCTCAGTCCCTTCCGCCCCATAACGTCGGTCGTAGTCCATGGTCAGCGGGTAGTCGAAGTTCTCGCCGCCCAGCGCCAGCCGGAGCGTGCGGAACTGCACATCGCCGGTCAGGGACAGCTTCGTCACGTCCAGGTTGTAGCCCGCCGTGATGTGCGGCTTGTAGGGGACGTGCTGGTCCGGATACATCGCGCCCATGACCGAGCGCGCCATCTCGCCAGCGCGCTCCGCGTAGCCGCACAGGACGCCGTTGTCGGTCAGCTCGTAGACGGACGCGGGTTCGAACTCTTCGCTGTCCGGGTTCCAGACGGCGTGCCCGAAGATCTGCGCCTCGGTGCCCATGAAGTCCTGCGCGAGCGACGACGCGGCACTCTTCATGGCCTCGGTGACGGCGTTCGGCCAGCTGGCCACATCGTCACCGAGGTACACCAGCGTCAGGTGAATCTGATCAGCCGGGTCGCCGCCGGGCACGACGAACTGTTCCGGGTTCTCCGGCAACAGCGCGATCATGCCGCCCGTGTGTTCCTCTGCCATGCCTACGCCTTCCCTGCCTGGATGTAGCGGTCTCGAAGCTTCAAGATCCGCTCCCTTTCGTCACGTGCCAGCTGGGCCGTGGTGCCCCGCCGTCCGGCCGCGTCGTCGGACTCGGCCAGCTCGCGGTCGCTGCGCGCGTTCGCGGACTCGGGGCCCAGCTCGTCGGCAACGATCTCCGCGTACTCCTTGAGCGCGTAGGTCATCACGTAGTCGCACATGCAGCCCACGTGATCGCCGGGCCGGAAGATCTCGCCCACCCAGGCATAGCGCGGGCTGGTCCGGAGCGCCGGATCCGCCCAGCTGGAGAACCGCTGCCCGTCCAGTGCAAGGTGCGGCTCGAAGTGCTTGACCGGCGTGATGCCGTACGCCCACTCGAACCCGAGTTCCTCCGCCCCCTCGGCGGCCATGACGGCAGAGACCTCTTCGCCCTGCGCGATGCCACCCAGCGGGTGATCGGCGCGGATCGGGTTGCCCTTGTCGTCGATTCCGCCGGTGTCCGGGTGGACGCCACCGACGTGTGCCAGCACGCCGCGCACAAGCTGCGGCGGCACAATCACGTCCGGCATGCCTTCGCCGTCATCGTCGGTGTCCGGGTGCGGGTCGTACAGGTACCGCTCAGCGAGCGCCAGCAGGCGGTCCCGGAACATGGCCCAGCCGGAGCCGACGCGCGCGCCCATGCCGTCGCGCAACCGCTTGGCGATCTTCTTGCCGCGACGGCTGTCCGGCTTCACGCGCAGGAGCGCGAGCACCACGGAGATGGTGCGCTCGATGGAGGCTTCCACCCAGCGGCTGAACTTGCCTTCCAGCTCGTCCAGCGCGTCACCGAGTAGCTCCTGTTCGTTCATGCCCATGGCCAGCACCGCGTCGCGACCGACGAACGCGCCCACTTCGAGCGCGGGCATGTCGACCAGCGACGCCTTCAGGGTCGGGTTCTTCTGCGCCTTGGAGCGGATGCGGGCACCAGCCTTCTCCAGCGCGCGCGTGAGCACCGCGTCCGCCGCGAGCATGAGCCGGTCGCGGTCGGAGCGATCGATCTCGGTGAGCTTGCGGCCGTCGACAACGATCCACCCGGCGTCGTCTTCGTCGGCTGGCGCGCCGTCTGCCATCAGGAAGTTCAGGAGGCGCTGAGCGCCGACGGACGGCGGCGGGGTCGCCTGGTCCGGCGTGCTGGGCTGTGCATCTCCTGGGCCAGCAGGGGCTGGCGGAAGCTGCTTCGGCGCGGGCTTCTCGATCTGCTTCTCGCCGGTCGGGTTGCCTGCCGAGATCGGTTCCGCCGTCTTGCCGAACAGCGACTGGAGCAGCAGGCCGGAGGTGGCCGGATCGATCCCGATCTTGAAGGCCACCATGCGCAGGATCTCTTCGTCGTCCGGCGCGTCCGCTTCGTTGAATCCCAGCGCGCGGCGAAGCGGGTCCATGCCGATAGCGCCACGGTCGTACGCGTCCTTGGCGTCCTGGCCACGGTTCGGGTTCTCGGTGATGTTGCCCGCGTCGTACCACACCTGGATGGACATGACTTCCTCGATGGAGAAGCCGCGTACCAGCAGGGCGGGGCGCAGGAAGCCTTCGGTGAGACTGTCCGCGATCATGCGGACGGCGGGGTCGATGTGGTGCCGGTAGGTGCTGGCGTCGATCTGCCAGGCGGTCCAGTGGTTGGCTTCCGCCATGCCGGTGATGATCTCCGGCGGGATGTCCAGGCCGCGCCCGATGCGAGCCAGGCCCTTGTCGATCTTGTCCAGCAGATCCGCTGAGGTCTCGCGGTCCAGGCGCAGGTGCCGGATCTTCTCCAGGTCGTCCACGTTGCCGGTAATCACGGCGGGCACCACGGAGCCGGGGTCACCCTCGTTCGCGATCGGCGCGAGCAAGGTAGCCGCCAGGTCCGCCATAAAGGCGTTGTCCTCGATCAGCTCCGTATCCTCGCGCAGCGCGTTCAGCAGCGTCAGGCCGTCCGGCACCAGCAGCAGGCCGTTGGCGGCGACACGGGACCGGCTGGCGGCGCGCATCTCGCGACCCGCGAGCACGATCTCTTCACACGTGGAGATCAGCGCCTTCATCGGCGAGTCCGCGAGGATCTTGAACCGGGGGTGCGGGACCCAGAGGCGCAACATCTCCTCTTTGTCCTCGTCCACCCTGGTCAGCGTGGACGAGCCGTACTGGCGGATCTGCACAATCCCATCGCCGCCAGCCACCACCTCATCGACGCTGAGCGCGTCCCACTGCTCGCGGCCGTTCTTCTCGTAGCCGTGCAGCCAGCACTCGCCGGTGATCCCGAGGTTCTCGTCCAGCACGCCCAGGAAGCTGTACCCGGAGTCCAGCGGCAGGCGGGCCAGCTCAGCGGCGGCGGCGGCGCGCAGCTTCGAGCTGACTGTGACGCCCTTGTCGGAGTCCAGCGGGATCGGTTCGTCTTCGCCTGGCACGACCTGCGCGGCCATGTACTTGACGCGCGACACGGCGCGCGAGCGGAACTGGAGAGCGAACCGCAGTTCGCCGATCATGTCCCGGTAGCCCCACGCGTCGGACTGCCATTCCTGCCGCGTCAGGGAGAGCGCGCGGATGGTGTCCTGATTGCCGGACTGCACACGCATGCCGGAAGCCTTCAAGACCTTACCGGCGCGGCGCGGCGTCTCGCTCTTGCCAAACAGGCCCACTAGTCCACCTCATTCACTCCGGGCCGCGAGGAGCCCTGTCACGGCGCTGAGCGCCAGCGGAACGGCCAGCCACTGCCACGCGGGCGCGGCCGGACTGGAGGACACGAGCACCACGCCCAGGCTGATCCAAAAGCCAGCGCACCACGGGCAGTCCATCAGTTCCGACCACGCCTTATGACCCCAACGGGTGGCAACAGTTTGCCGGAGCCACGGCAGGGGGGGCAGGGTATCGCGGGTCCAGAGGACGGTCAGCCGGAACGCGGCCAGCGCGTACACGATCAGCCAGAGGGGATCGTGAACCCAGGCCAGTGTCACCAGGAGACCATGCGCTGAGCGAACTGGGGTGACCAGCGCTTCAGCGGCGAGTGGCAGCCGCATCCGCCTTCCATGGTGATCACCACGCGCCCCTTCGTGGTGTGGATGACGAAGCCGTTGCGCGCGGCCCAGCCGGTCGGGGGCCGCTTCGTCTTCTCGAAGTCGATCTCCGCGTACCAGTCGGGGGCCCAGTTCTCCACGCCCGGTTCGGTCTGCGGTGGCACGCCCCAGTACACGTACAGGCCTTCGGGGGTGGCGTACGCCTTGCCCTTGTAGCGAGGTTCCTCGCCTGGCACCTGGATGATCGCGGGGAACCACACAGCCTTAATGGCGGACGGCTCCGGCACGCCGTCGGAGGTGGCAGCCAGGTCAGCGTCGTCGACGGCCAGGAGCGCGCCATGCACGTCCGGCGGGTTGGGCTTCACTGCCCGGTTGCGGGCACGCGGGTTCGTAGGCATGCAGGTGATCGTACGCGAAAGACCCCCGTGCTTTGGGGTAAGCACGGGGGTCTTTCGGGGGTGGCTACGGGCGCGGTGCGAACGCGTTGATCATGGCCGTCGTGATGCCCGCGAGGAACGAGAGCGCCAGCCCGGTGACGGCCCACCGCCACTCTCCGGTCCACATCCAGAACACTGGGCCCAGCACCAGAAGGACGAACATCGCCCACGCCCAGATGCGAGCTTCCGGGTGCATGGTGGCGGCTACCTTCTTGGTCGGCTTCTGGTCGGTCACTTCTTGACTCCCATGGTCGGGAAGCGGCCCGGCTTGCGGGTCGCGTTCGGGTAGTGGAGCGTGATCAGGAACGCGCCATGGACGTTCTCCTGGGCGTTGAAGCCCTTCTCGAAGACGTGGATGGTGCCGTTGACGTAGGCGTACGCGTAGTCCGTGCCGTTGCTGTCCGGGTGGCCCCATGGCCAGCCGTAGCTTGCGTCCCATCCGTAGCCGTCTTCGATGGCAGCACCCACGATGCTGCCCACGATGTCGCGGAAGGAGGCCTCCGTGTACGCGTCACCGGTCACCGGCGGCCCGAACAAGCCGAACCTGTCCTGATGGGACGGCGTGCCCAGGTCACCGAGCGAGCCGATCCACTCGGCGTCATCGCCCAGGCCCACGTAAAAATCTGCGGTCTTCACCGTTGGTCTCCCTTGATCGTTTAGACGAGCACGAAGTTATAGGGCGCGAGGCCGCCACGCGGGAGCTGGAGACGCTGGAGGGTCTGCCCCTTGCGAGCCGCGTTCCAGGCCCTCACGTACAGGCTCAGTTCCTCGTTGGACGTGAAGCGGTCAGAGCGCTTGCGAGTCAGCAGCGAGTCCCTGAGTGCGAACACAGGGTTGCCCGGACTGAGGTCCGCGCCGGTGGCGAGCTGGCGGAAGAACTTGTGGCAGAGGTCGGAATCCAGCCGGTTGGCGAAGAAGTGCACCGCGCCCGCGACCGGCTTGCGACCGGCGATCTTCGTGTACTGCGCGTTGGCGGCGGCGACGGCGGCCCGCATCTCCGTTTCGTACTCCCGGCAGAAGGCCACCACCTCAGCGTTGGACGCCTGGAGGATGCCGGTCAGCAGGTCTTCGGCGTCCCAGCGAATGATCAGGCGAGCGACGCTGGCCCAGTTGTTGCCGCCTGGCACGCCCAACTGAAGGGTGACCTGGTCTCCGGGGCCGCGCGCCTTCCCCGAGTCCATGTAGAGCTGGGCTTCCTTGGTGAAGCCGCGCATGACGATCATCAACATGCTGCGCCCGGTGAGCCGGACGGCTTCCAGGCGGTGCTGGCCATCCAGCAGCTCGCCGGTGTCCGCGATGCGGATCGGGTCTCCGGCGAAGCGGAACTCCTCCAGCTCGATCGCACGCATGATCTTGCTGAGGTGGCCTTGCTTCTTCGAGCGGTTGTTCTCGTTGCGGGACAGCCACTGTTCGGCCAGCTCCGGCGTGACGTTGACCAGCTCAACCTGGATAACCTGGCCTTCGACCTCGATCGTCATGAAGTCTTTTTTCTGTGCCATAAAGGGTTCCTCTCTCAGTTGGTCACCCGCCCGGCGGGGCGAGCTATTCCCACGTCCAGCCCGCGAAGCGAACGCCGATGCCCCGTGCACGCTGGAAGATGCGGATCTTGTCGGTCATGTCGATCAGGTCGTCCATGTCCTTCTGGGCCTGGTCGTCGCCCTGGTAGTGACAGACCGCCGCGAGGTCGACCAGGAACATGGCCATCTGCTTGTGGCTTTCGAAGTCGATCGCGATGGTGCCGTCCGGGTCGACACGGACGAAGTCCTGGTCAAGCTGCGCGTTCTCTGCGGCTTGCATGAGATGGGCCTTGGGGAAGGTGTTCATTGCGGGTCTCCTGGGCTTGTCGTTCCGCGTGATGTGGTCAAGTATGCCCCCCTGGGTGGGGGTTGTCAACACCCCCACCCAGGGACTTCGGTCAGCGCGGCGCGCAGGACGGCTCGTGACGGCCGTCGCGCTGGAGGCAGTCACCGCAGTCCGCTGCTGCGCGGATCTCCTGAACCGAGACTGAGCCCCAGTCGGCCATCTCCTCGTACGTGCCCTTGCCGTTGCTGTACTCCTTGCGAACGTAGCGCGAGACGTGCACACCGTGCGCCAGCGAGCGGACGCGGGAGGAGCTGATCTTCTCCAGCTTGCCGACGCGTTCCCTGTAGATCTGCTGCGCCAGCGACGCTTCCTGACGGGACCGGCTGAGCGCGTCCCACTTCGCTCCGATCTGCTCCATCGGAATGATGACCGTCCCCATGCCGAAGATCAGGCAGGCACCGCGTGTGCCGTCGGGGAACGCGTACTGGAGGGTTTCGCCGCCACCGCTGGTGTGTCCGATGCCGGTGAGCTTGACGCCCACCACGGTGAAGCCGGTCTGGCTGTCCTGGACGAACAGGACCGGGGTGCCCGCGAGCGCCGCGATGACGTGGCGCAGTGCACCCGGCTTCCAGGTGTCCCGGTGGGCCTTGTTGTCGCCGGTCTCGTAGAAGTCCTTGGCGAAGATTGCGGTGGTGTTGTTGTCCATCTGTGCGGGTCTCCTTGGTCAGTCGTTCCGCTTACAAGAGATACTTTACCCCCCAGCGGGGGGTTACTGCAAGCCCTTCTTGTAGAAAAGTCCGGCGAGCATGGCGAAGACCAGGCCAGCGGCCACGTCGGCGGCCGCGCTGAAGGTGTGGCCGGTGGCCAGCCCCACGACCCCCACCGCGAGGTCGAGCGCGGCGACGAAGGCCAGCAGGGCGGCGGTCAGCTTGTGCAACATGATCGTTTCCTTTCGAGGTAGTGACGGGGGCCGCCGTAACCGGCTGTCGGGCGGCCCCCGTCCGCCGGGCTAGTTCCCGGCGGTCTCAATGGCCGCGACGGCGGCCTTCTCGCACTTGGCGCAGATGCCCCCCCTGTGCTTCCGTGCGGCTTCCAGCGCGGCGCTCAGGTCGTCGGTGGCACCCTTCGTGCTCCAGAAGCTGGAGCTGGAGAGGGC